ACAGGCACTCCCTCTCAAGGTCGTTATGGCCCGAGAAACGGAGACAAGATACAATTGGACGTAACTTTACGCCTCTAATTTTTATGCTTTTTTAATACATCATAGCACGCCTACTTCGTCAGTAGTGCTATGATGTAGTGAATTTTAACACCCAACAAACCCTTATTTATCAAGGGTTCCCGCGCATAAGCAAAAATTTTCAGAACCTCCGAAATTCATTTTTCGGAGGTTTTGTTTTTCGCTCTTTTTTCATGATAAATTCCAAATACATTTTTTGGCATTTTCTCGGCGGGCGTGCTATGTTGTAGTGAACATTGGATAATATGCACAACCATCTACGACAATATATAGAAAATGTGCATAAAAATTGCATATAACATCAATAAAAATTGAGGGTTTTATATCATTCGTCAGTAGTGCTATGATGTAGTGAATTTTAACACCCAACAAACCCTTATTTATCAAGGGTTCCCGCGCATAAGCATTAATTAAGAAACCCCCCGAAAATCAAGGTTTTCGGGGGTTTTTGTTATGTCTATCTGAGTTTTCTTGTAGAATGGTATTCAATAATAACTTGCTCATCATACTTATATCCATTCATATTCCAATTATCGTTAGACTTAATTATTACATTGTCAACCATTCCATCTTTCGTTATCCACCCAGTTGTAATATCGTAAATAGGTCTTTCAATAATATTGACAAATCCCAATTCAAAGAGTTGAGCCTTTACTTCTTTATGGTTTTTTCTTCTAAAAGATGTAAGAGGAAATGGTAAAACTATTTCTTTTTTGTCGTGATAGGTTATTATAATTTCAGCATTGTATGAAAATATATCATCTTGCTCAAAATAAGATATTCCATTAATAACCACTTGTTCTACTTCATTCACCCTATATTTAGAATACTGATCAATATCTTTTATAGGTATAGTTTTTATTCTCTTGAATCCGTTATTGTAGAGAATAGTCTTAACGGAATCTAAACTTTTATGCCACAGCAAGTATGAATCTCTATCAATTTGAATATGCTTGCGATCGCGAAAGAAAGCTTTTATTCTTATCCACGCGAAATCTTTTCTAGATATTCTACCGTTTTCTTGTGGATCAATGAAATAGTGTATTATCTTTTTTATGAGAGTATAAATCCCCTTTACTAGAACAACGATGAGTTTGCCTATCAACTTAATAATCCAAACAATGAACTTGAAAATGGCCATGGCGAATTTCTCTAAAAATTGAGAAAATTCATCATCTTCATTGGTACTTCTAGAACTATTATAATGGTATGAATTACTGGAATAAGTATTAGTTGAGCTGTCATATTCGTATGTATCATCGCTTGAATCAGAATTGTTATTGTTGGTAATTTCATCCTCTGATATGGAGTTCCAATGTCCGCACTCAGTACAAGTCCAAGAGCCATAATAATCATGAAAACCGGACTGACGATTCAAAAGAGCGCCACAATCATCACAATACCATGCCACGCCTTCAAACGTATCTCCGTCATAAACATCATCATCCATAAGATGTTCCCCGCATTCCGTACACGTCCAAGAACCTTTATTTGGATCAAAGCCGTACTGATCATTTAGTATAGCATTACAATTGGGGCAAAAATATTCATCTCTCATATTGAATTACGCTTTCCCCGTAACCTCGGCAGGAATTATTGTTCGCTTAAACCGCGTTTGATGTAGTAGTTATGAACTGCGAGGAGTTCTTCTTTATGTTGAAGTTCCCTTTTGAGCAATTCAATCTCCAATTCATAAGCCGACAGTTTGGATTTGAGGATTTCGTTTTCGGCTTTGATTATCTCGTACTCTGCCTCAATAACGTCGGCAGCTTCCTTGATGTCTACAAGACTTACTGGAGCTACAACGGCGCAGGTATCAGCAAAAATTTCGTTGGGTGTTAAGCCAACAGAAGCACCAAGATCAATAATTGTATCAATTCGAGGTGTTTCAGTTTTTCTTGTTAAAATTCGGATTATTGTTTTTTCGGGAAGACGGCCACCTGTACGCTCCGACATTGTTTTAGGAGAAATGCCGAGCTTTTCTTTTTCCTCGATAATTCTATCAAGCCACATAAAAATCCTTTCCAATGACAAAGATGTCATTACTTGCTATAAGTTTCGGTCAAATTTGTCCATAAATCAGTCAAATTTGAGTATCAAAAGGACAAACTTGGGGTATTGATTATTCCCTCTCGGGGATATATAATTCAATCACAATAAGTTGTCAGAAAATTCTGATAAATTATTGTAGCACATTATATATTCTTTGTCAAGAAAGGAAATTTGAGTATGGAGAACGACGACGGCAGCAGCGAGATGATGAGTTTGAAAGAACTCGCAATTAAAAGCATTGAGGAATGCAATGATCCTGAACTTCTTGATTTTATTTACAGAATGATAATGATGGAACTTATAGAGTAATAAAAGAATAGTTTCTAAATACAAATGGCAGGGCTTGTTAGCCCTGCCATCTTGATTTTGTGGAGCGAACGTCGATGTGGGTAAAGGTGTTATAGATTCCTATACCGCCCTCATCAAGCAACGTCTCAGCATATTTGGCAACCTCGCTCGGCGCTATTCCCTGCACCTTGATATCGGCAGCTTTGCCGTAGAGGTGCTGAGAGTATGTAGTGCCACCGACGCTCTTATTGTGCTTAGGTGTACGGTAAGCCGACGTTATCGTTACCGCTTTGCCGAAATGATTACGGATTTTTTGTAAAACTGACACGAGTTCGGAATCTATGAAAATAGGATCCGAGCCGTCCTGACAAGCAAATTCCTTGACGCGAAAGTTAGTAGATACCTTGCTGTTTCCGTTCTTGGCTTTGGAATATGCTTTGATAGCCATGTGTCATTCCCCCTGATGTCATTTTTCCTCGTGATTTTGCTTTTCGTGCTGTGTACCAAAGTAGAAAGCGATTATGACAGAAAAGACTGTCATAAATATGTCGGGTGAGATAACGCGCACCACTGAGAGATAACAGAATACGCCTGTCAATAAGATGGTAACGATGCTTTTTACAGTGAGCAATTTAGTCAGCCTTTCTTTCATAATTTTTTCCTCCTAAAATGAAATAATATGTATAAAAACCGAGCTGCTAATTCCGTCGCTCCAAAGGAGCGCACTTCCGGCTCTCCAAAGGAGAGATAACTCTGTCGCTCGGAAAATTTTTTATAGAATACTAAATTTATCGTATGTATTGCCGTTGTCGTCTTCAAAGTCAATTCCGTATGATTTCCACACAGTAACGACGTTTGAAAATTCCGCATCCACAGTCATACCGCTGTTATTGTCCTGTATCTTCCCTTTTGGTCGTCTTACCCTGAAATATACGGGAGAATATTTACCAGTATCAGCTCTACCATTGTGGAACAAATCTCGCATTCCAATATCATCATCATTCTCGATGCGTATGGTGATAAAGCGCTTATCTAAATCCTCCGCAGTAATAACGTATTCTTTGAATCTACGGAGCTTTTGTCTGCGCCTATAGCCGTTAGCCCTGCATCCGGGATAAGTTTTCTTGCTACACATTTGTATGGCATCGCCGACCTTAAGAGGCCCACCGCCCACAATCTCAACTGTGAAATGTAGTCCAAGCTTATTGCCTACGTACTGTGTGCCGTTTATGGTAAAGCTCTCTCCCGTAGAGTGTACTATCCCGTACCCTGACAAACCTGCAAATCGTATTTGTGGCATACCAATGTTCCCTGTAGTAATTACAGTTCCGTTACAATCGGGTAAGCTAATGGTTCTATTTGCGGTGGGTGTGCCCGCATTTATATCCACGTATTTACCATTGCTATTGTGTAATGTCAAACCGCCGTTAACTGTTGCACTACCTACGTTAAAGTAAGAATAAGTAGGCCCTGAGTAAGCATATAGATGAGCGTGAGCATTAACACTTTGATCGCCAGACTTTCCTGTGAGTACAGGTATATAGGACATACCCGATGGGAAGTTTTCAGTGATACTAACTTTAGATGCGGAGCCACCGCCTGAACCAGTACCTATTTTCCCATTAAGCTCATTAATAGCTCCTACGACAGTTTTATCAGTAGTGGCAAGGTCGTAAGCTTTTTGGTGTTGGACGGCATAGAACATTGTCTCAAAACTACCTAATGTAACATCCTCCCAAGACATTGCATTAGATATCGTTGACATATCACGGAGATTAATGCCGTGTATATTGTACACAGTGCCACCGTAATGATCCATCCTCACTCCCAAAGTAATGTCCTTATATCCCTTCAAATTGATAACATTCCAATCACTGAGAACGCCCCCCGCTTCTAATATGGCGTTAATCATATCTATAACGGTTGTTGATGCCTCAGTAGCTATGGTAAAGCTTGATACTTTGCCGTTTAGTGATTCCGCAATATCCCGTATTTCCGCAGTAACGACCCTATTCTGCACAGGATTTTTTGAGGTGTCGCTAAGATCAGTATCTACAGTGGGTAGCTCATCCGCTGTTGCCACTCTCGTACCTTTCCACAGTAAATTCCCCGACCCGCCACCAATAGCAAGACCCGAGGCGTAGTTAGTACCCTTTAGTGAGGCGAGTATAAAAGTACCGTCAACTTGGTCGGTCGCAAACCCGACATAGGGAGTATTTGAATTGACCGTTTTCCACTTGAACGACGGCTCATCCGCCTGTTTACTTGAATTGTTAGTTACTACGAGATTTCCAGTTAATGTGCCGCCTGACTTTGGCAACTTTTCGTCAAGTTTACCTTGCAAGCCGTTTACTGCCGATATGGGAATCGTTACGTCCTCAGTTCCGCTTGAGGTTTTACGCTTCGGTGTATATGTAGCCAAAAGCTTTCCCTCCTATTCAACAAGAGCAAAGAATAAACCGCCCACTGCGAGATTATTGCTCGGGACACTTTGACCGCTTGTTCCCCATTCAATGATCTGACTACCCGCCGTTACACGACCTTTTTCGTCAACTGATACTGCGGAATACGTACCCGCCGAAACACCTGTGTTAGGGAGTGTGGAGTTGATCCGTACTACACGCTTATTTTCGTCCGTAGTAAAAGAAACATTCTCGCCCGGCACGATAGGAATATCTATACCAAGCTCAGCGACTGTGTTGCGTTCGTTATTGTTATGTAGAAATGAAAATTCAATACCACTCGTATGAGTTACACCAGTATCTTTTATCTCCACGCTATTCCATCTGTTTTGAGAGTCTGGTGTAATGCTCACAGCGATTATTTTATCCATAGAATATTGCTCTAAATAATCAACATTCTCGGATAATACATCTGCCAAGTCCTCAACTGCGACACCTCTATCACCGGGGAAAGCTGTTGAACTTGTAGTACCGAGTGCAAGAGATGCTGATATTTCGACGTAAGCCGTGCCACTCCAACGGTAGGTCTTTTCGGTGTTTTTATCTACATAGATTTTTCCCGTTTCACCTACAATACGGTATTGTGAATTTGTGCCGTCATTCTCATAAAACTTACCGTCTTTTGTATTGTAATGACCCTCTATGATATCATCCACATACGAAGGCAACTGACTTGACGGCACTTTACCCGCAGTGTCAAGCGTCGCAACACCGCCCGCTACACCCATTTCGGAGCGTTTCACTTGAGCATCGTTGGTTACGTTGCCGAGTTCTATATCGCTCTTAGTAAGAGTTACCGCGCCCGTTTTACCGTTAACACTTGTTACACCGCCCTCGGCGGCAATAGTGCTAAGTTCTTCGAGAGCATCTTGTACGTTGGTGGCATTAAGCCCCTCTATTTTCTCTACTTCTACAATGTCGGCGGAGGAAGCTATCAACTGCTTTTCAACGCCCGTTGCCGTTTTTACGTACTGTATTCGTTTTTGCGCCATTTCTATCACATCCTTAGTAAAATAATATCTTCGTTGCTGAGTTCGCCAATCTTGTTATCACTGAGTGCGTCAACAAGAATGGTTTTTGTATTCAGATCCTTTATTTGCTCAAGCGTTGCAAAGCTCGCCTTTCCGTCTATATCAATGTATATTCGGCTTGTTTTTCTTTCCCGCAATTGCTCGCTTGTCGCTTGGGGTAAAATATTGAGTGCTTTTGGGACTTTGGAATCTATTGCGATTTTCAATTTCTCGGTTTCCGCCCTCGTAGTCCACGGAGGCACTACCTCTACCTTTTGATACGGGTTTGCATTCAAAATATCAATATTTTGACTCTCGTTTATAGAGATAGCTATATCCTGCTTGGGTAAATTAAGAATCTGTATTTCTTGCGCTACTTTTTGTGTGGAGACATCGACGCTTTGATTTGATGATACCTTTATATCAATCAATGCAATCACCCACACTCTTTCTGAGGATTACCTTGCCGTTATCAGTCATTTTGAGACGAGTGCCATTTTCAAGCACGGCATTAAAATCATACTCCGCAGTATTGCATAATTTAATACTTTCCTCGGGCTTTATAACTATTTCGTGTTCCCCCGCCTCGGTAAAGACTCTTTCGATTATTACCTCAGAACCGACGGAGGCGTAATTTTTCACCGTGAAAATTACTTCCTTTACCCCCGTAAAATGTTCTTTGAGCAGTGTGATATTAATTACCGTGCATACACCAACGTCAATGCGAATATCTTGCATAGGTTTCACCTCTTTTCTATTACTTTGCTATAAGTAGCGACATAAGAGACGAGATTGCAGGGGTGTCAGCTTCCACATTCTCAGAGAGCATCGCTACGCTTGTCGCTGTCTTCGTTGCGTTTGTCTTTCGGAAAGCGATAAAGTCGGTATCCTTAGGAATTGTAGGATACGTCACCGTCTTAAATTCCGTACCCTGCCAACCTTTGGGAGAATAATTATCCTCAAGTGCATAAGCGAATGCGTGTTTATCACTTTCTGCGTTGGTAACATCATAATTCAGAGCATATAAGATAAAATCCAGTGTGTAGCCGTCGCTAAATCCGCTTACATTGTGTATGATGGCACGACCGTATAATATACAATTATATGTAATGCCGTTATTAACAAAATCTACATTATGAAGAGTAGATTGCCTTACTTTAATTAGCTCTTCATCCCTCATATTATTTAAGTCTGCGCCGTCCACAATAATCGTAGGCCAATCTGTAATAGTGGTGTTCCACACCCAAGTTTCCGTAAGATCCGGCGCTAATTTTCTAAAGCACTTCCCCTCACCCGATGTCACCGTGTCCCCTGTGTATAACCTTGTGAATATCTTGCTCATACCGTTTCCTCTTCTACGATATAGATAGCGCCGTTCTCATAAGTGCCACTCTCGCCAACGTATTTATACACTGAGCCTACCTCGGACACGTCAAGCAGTTCCGTCATTTCCGTTTCTGTCGCTATTTCTTTAGGCAGGGGCGTTTCAAGCTCAAGGTCGGCTATAGCCCACGCCATAATTTCGGTCGGTATCGCTATGCTTACACCGTACTTTGCTCTGATAGCGTTGGCTATGTCGGTAAGAGTGCTTTCTTTTATGAGATAGTCCTTATCTTCACCCGGTTTGGAGTTGGCAGTAATCCAAGTATGGAAATCACTAGATACCTCTTGCGGTTCATCGCCAAAATCAAGCTCCCTTGTGCTATATACTGACGTTTTAACTCCCGTCATTCCCGAGGGATCCGTTGAGTCAATTAAATAGTACATAGCAGGTGCATCAATATCTATCTCAATTTCGGAGCAATATCCCACATTGAAATATGCACCGAAAAGCGAGAAGTTATAGATTTTGAAGTTGACCTTTTGTACAAAAGACGACGGCGGTAAATTTATATTGTTATTTAGAATTCGTTTCCCTTGTATATACGGCATTAGAAGCTCACTCCTTCCGCACTATCAATGGAAACGGCAGCCCACTTTCCATTTACCACTCGCAAGAATTTCCCCTCGTCGGAGGCGGTTGTGAATGGTAAACGGTACTCTATCTTGCCGTCCACATCCTGATAGTCCACCTCGCTCGTGCCGTTTTCACAAAGAATGGAGAGCTGACAACCTATCAAGGCGGGAGTGGTCGTTGAGAGTTCTCCCGCATATACACCGACTTTGAGTGCCGTGGTATTGGAAAGCACGGGAACCGCAACTGTATCTCCCGTGAATGCAACGTCGATATAGTTATCGTTCCAAATGAATCTTGCTATCTTTTCGTCGTAGGCATCCCACTCGGAGTCAAAGGTAAAAACTATTACATAATCGCTATTACCGCATACGATATTTCCGTCTCGGTTGAGGTATGTAGCGATTTTGTTATTTACTGTTATATGTAAATTTCTCACCTGAATCACCTCTCTTATCCGTGTGCGATTTCGCCTATTCTAATGAAAGTTAACGTACCGTTCTTAGATACCGCAGGGCTACTCTCGTCCAAATTAATTAAGACTACCTCAGCGCCCGCTCCTGATGCCGTAGAATCGGAGCTATACTCCTCATAATAGAGCGCCCATAAGCCAAGCGGGATTGAGTAGGTTTTGAGTGAACCCGTGTTTGTTCCTATATAACCGACACCCGATAGGAGTGTTTTATTTTCACTATCACTGTATACCACTAAATACAATGCCTCGGTAAAGTTTTTGTCGGTATGTCCGCTACCGTTTGTTATCGTCATTGAGCAGTATGGATAATCGGGCGACACCATAACTCTTGCAGCCTTAGTTGCCGTTCCTGCACTCGTTGCGCTCCCTGCCGACGAAGCATAGGTTGCATTCTTGGCACTATCTGCCGTGGTAGCATGTCCTGCCTTCTCTGCGCTCAATGCCTGAGCTGCCGTTACAGCACCCGATTCAAGTGCTTCAACGGCTACGTTTACTTGCTCAATAAGCTCACCGTATTTATCAATTTCTTCAGCGGGAATATCACGCGACTTGCCGGGCCTTGTTCTTTGTGTTACGGGTAATGTAATCGTCTTTATAGTATGTCCCTGAGTGCTATCAACCTTGTATATCCAAGCGGTGATAGCGCTCGTTTGCTCCAAGCACCTATCGGGAATGATTACAGTACCTATACCGTTAGCAAAAGTACAGGGGCGAACTATCGCCTCCGTCATACTGTGGCAAGCAAAATGTACTTCGACTATTTCAGATCCTATCTCGGGACATTCGATTTCAAGTGCTTGCCCGTAGTCCCATTGATAAAGCCCTGCGACTGTTATGCTTGATGCATTTGCAGGAAATACTACTTTAATTGCCATAAACTCACCTCCAAAATGTTTATATAAAAGAAAAGAGCGTCCACCTTTTAGGTAGACGCTCTGGGCGTTCTAATATTTTGTTTTATACTAATATTTTTTGCTATACAAAAATCAGGCAGAAATATGAGTGATTTGGTATGTAAGAGGTATATTTGGAAATGTAAAAACATCTCCTATTCGTTTTCCCAACAACGAAAATTGTCCCTTGTATTTATAAATATTTACTGAAATGATTGTCAACTTGTTTTGTTCTAAAATTTTAGCCTCAATTCGACATCCATTTGTTACAATGTTTTGATATTGTGAATGAAGTTTTTTCGATATGTCGATGCCAAACATATCGTATATGCTCTTTAATTGTTCGCAAAAACTCATTATATATTTGTCATCAACCGACGGCAACAAATCAGAACACAGTCTATCGAAATTTGCAGGTTTAACCCAATAGGAATTTTGATTCTTAACATTATCCACCACAGACAGCAAGAGGCTATTGGTTACTTTTTTCTCGATTTTTTTAGCGGCATTTTTGAAGAAATCCGCTTTGGAAATGGATGGAGAAAAACCTATAAGATAATCATTGGTACGTGTGAAAGAAGAGTCTTCATCTACTTTTTTTGAATAAGATATATGTTTATCGTTTGTGCCTCTTCTAGGATACCAATAATCTAGTTTTGCCAACTCATTTTCTAATGCTTCTTTATCGCGCTCCGCTTTCGGACGGCTCCAATATTCTTTACTTTTAGCTTTTTTATATGCAGGAGAGCGTCTGTATGCATCTGCTTCCGCATTATACAAGCATCTGTATTGTTCGTATAGTGTATATTGCAATTGTTTATTTAATATATATATTTCTGTTTCAAAATATTCTGTAAGGTTTGCTTTTTCAATAGACATTACTTTTCACCCACACTTTCATATATGCTCGCAGAAAATTACGCGCATATTATAACATATTATGAAAAATATGTCAAGCATGAACCTCGTCTACGGGTTCATGCGGTAGGTCTAAGAACTTAGCACGCCTGCCGTCCATAACCCCGTTTTTGCCGAGAGCGTGATAGATGCGATATTCCGCCTCAAGGTCTTCCCTTGCATCCTCGGGAGCATATTCTTGGTCAAGCCAATAATCATATCTAACCTTGAGATCATTTTTTAGTAGCGCCTGAATGCCCTTTTTTAGCAGACGTATGTCCTCCTCCCTTTGGGCATCCTCGGCTCTTTTCTTTTTTGGTATATTAATAGCGCCGTTGAATATGGCGGTTACAATAAGACCGACCAACATTGTCAGCGCCGTATTAGTTAGGTTCTCCCACATCCATTTCCTTCCTCCTTATTGTGTGAGCAATTCATAAGCTCTGCTTAGAATCAGCTCTATGTTATTTGCTCCCTCGTGAGTTAGATTATTCATAGACTCAGGAAGCGGAATATTAATGCCAAAATGCGTTTTTATGGCATTAATGTTATCGAGATAACGGGCCATTTCCGTATCCGTTGGTAAATCCCACACCGTCCAATATGTTTTCGTATACAATGTAAGCCCGGCACGTTCCGCTATTTCAGCAACAGCACGCTCCACTCTATTTAGATCCGAGTAGTTATATGCTCCCTTCGTTGCAAGCGTCGGGATTATTTCATAATACGGCGCGTATTCGTGCTTTTCCTCACCGACCTCAAGCATTACCTTTTTGTAAGTAATGACGTTCCCCGCTTCAACGCTCGTGTCCGTGTTCATGTACAAATACGCCGCGAGATATTCTCGGTTATTGACATTGGGAGTCCAAGCCGTATTAAATGTCGTACTGCCCGGATTGAGTAAAGTGCCTCCCGCGTAATCGTAGCCGCTATCATCGTGCCAGAATATTTCGATTTTAGAGGGTGCTACAAAGCCCTCAGCCGAAAGTGTGAGTATTCGATTTTCAAAATCGCTTGCCCTACCGATAATGGAGATTGCAAAGAGATATACTCCCGACCATACAGCAGTCGCGATAATTTCGTCGTCCTTGTACGTCAGCTCAACTCCCGAGGGATAATATGTACCCGTGGCAAAGAGATTAGCGCCGGGCGTTGTGAAGGGATCTCCCGACCACTCGTTACGCTCCTCGGCCGTCATATTCGCCCAGCCTTTAGCTAAAAGCTCTTTTCTACGATAGACATTTCTCGCATTTCTATCAGTAATCAAAGTAAGCACACTATCCCTCCTCTAAGATGCGACCTGTAAATGTACCCCTGAAGGAGCCGTTAAAGGTGTATCGTATATTCGTAATAGCCACAGTAAGCAAGTGACTGTATCTATCCTCTACTCTTACGATATCGTACAAGTCGAGGCGCGGATCTGCGCGGAACTCACCGCTCACTGTCTTACGAGTTTTTAACACATTTGCAACCCATTCTGCTACCTTTATAGCGGATTCCTCATTCAATATGTAATCGTTGCTTACCGTTTGCAATTCACCGCTATTTGATACGTCGAGCTGATACGGAGATTCACCGCCATAATCGACTATGACAGTTTTGAGTGGCTTTGAAAGTGTTATCTCGGGATATGAGAACGAGAGCGAAAGCGGTATTCCCGTAGCACCCTCTACAGTTATGGGTATATAGTCCCTCACCGTGTTATTCAGTGGCTCAATATGAAGAACTCCGTTCCTGTCATACCTGAGAATGCAACAGCCCGCATGAGCGCATTTCTGCACCATTTCCGCATACGTTCCATCTCCGTTATATTGACGACCTTTTGAGTTTTTAAGAGAATCGTCAATGACAACACTTGCTCCCTCGGGCAAATGTGTAGCTGTAGCCCAAGTTATGATATTTGCCAAATTGCCATACTGAGTAGAGGACATATTCGGCAGCTTCGTAGTGTCCGTGGCAAGTAGAAACTCAAATACATCTCTCGCAACGAAACGCGCCTCAAGAGCATTGGGAGGAGCGTGCCACTCGGAAAGATAGAATGTACCCGCCTTAATCCATTCGATAGTACCGTTTACGTCCAAGCCGTATTTGACAGTAATTCTCTGTCGCTCCGAAAGGTACTGCGCCATACCCGACGGATTGTTGGGATCCCACTGCCCTTCGTTATTGTTCAGTGTAAACTCGATACTGTATTTAGGTATCTTGCCACTGAGCAAATCGCCGTCCATTTCGTGAGTGTAAGAAAGCAGATCACCCTTACCGAATTTAAGAACGTGTCCTATGACAACCTTCTCAATTCGCACTCTACGACGCGGTAAGCACCACTCGTGAACTTGTATGGTGATACTGTTGTAATTATTGAGGGGCAAATACACAATACTCACACGGCTCTTGTTATTGGTAACAGTAACTTCGCCTACAATGGTATTTCCATTCCTACCGATAACGGTAAAGGTCTTTGCATATTCGGCATACTTTTCACTCCAAGTGATAGTAATACCCGATATGGCATTTGTTCTTATTGCGGGAAAAGATACGGTTACACTGCCCGTTGATTCTATATTGCTGACATAGCCCGCATTGCTGTATGTTCCCGAGGCAGGTAGGACAGTATTTGTCCCGTCAAGCGCCCACAAATTATGCTCAAGTGTAGCGTATTTGGCAACGTCCGTAAGCCCGTCCACCACGCCCGAGGCATTGGAGAACACCGTCTCGTCCGTGCCACTTGCCACCGCCAAGCTCTGCGCCTCATCGTCTGTAATACCGCAGTCAATCTCAATATGCGTCTCAGGAAGCAAGAAACGCTGTTGTATGTCCTTCCAAGCATCCGATACTGTATTCATACCTATACCTCGATAAGAGAGAGCGACGCGCCCGTATAGCCCATAACCGCACCGCTTTGAGGGTTCCTACGGAATATACCCGCACTTCTATCGCCTACATACATTGTGCGAGTGGTATAGGAGTTTGTCGCTTGATTAAGGAATGTAACCTCGTTATAGAAGCTACTTGTAAATAGGGACAATATCTGCGCCCACTCATAAGCGGTGAGATATTTCCACGAGAGTTCAATTTTGGCTACATCGTGTCTTACAACAGCCCCTACAACACGACCTTGTACGTTACGTGCCGAATCGACGATCGTAGAGGTAGTTGCGTTATACGTTGACGGCTCAGGAAAATCGAAACCGCCTATTGATACTAAAGCTGCCATAAGCTCACCTCCGTAATAAAATAGAAAAGAGCGTCCTACCATTTGGTAAGACGCTCTTGGGCGTTCTATGTCTAGTTTATATTATCCTACTATCATTATATTAGGATAATTATGGAAAGTCAATATGCCTATTCCATATATGGGGGTGAGAATGTTTATTGATAGGATATACTGTGGTAGAATGATATTTTTGTATAAAAAAGGAGCGCCGAAGCGCTCCTTTAAGATTGTTATTTAGTTTATAGATTGATATTACTCGTTGATAGCGTTGTCCTGTTTGTTTTCAGGTTCGGGTTCAACGATTTTAGTAGTTTGTTTCTTTTTGTGTGCCACTCTATAAATAGCAAAAGCAACCGCCTCAACTACGAGGAGTGCCACAGCACCTGCACCTACGAAAAGGATTATTTCCGTGGTACTTATTGGTGCGGGAGTGGGTGTGGGAGCAGGTTTTTCACCTTCAAGCTTTTCTATAGCTTCGGTTTTGGTTTGTCCACAATCCTCGCAAGTAAAGAGCATTTCGCCTTCTGCGCTTTCAGTAGCAGGCTTGGTTTCTTTGCCCGCGTTCCAATTGTGAAGTTCCATATCGTTTTTAAGTCCGCAAGAGCATTCGTGCCAATGGGCATCGTCGTTGCTTACCCAAGCATCGCCAAAGGAGTGATAATGCGTGCCATCGTTTGAAAGAACAAACTGACATTTATCGCAAACGTTGTTTGCATTAGGAGTATGTCCTGCGTTATCCTTCTTTTCACCACAATCAAGGCATTGATGCCAGTGTCCGTCTGCGCTAATGAACCAATTTTCAGAGAAATTGTGGCTCCAGCTTGCATCTGCGGTGAACTTCTCTGTTCCTTTAGCTCCGCAAGAACAACTGTAATAGTATTCTGCCTCATTCACACAATCAACAGCTCTAACAAGGTAAGCTTCGGCTGCAACTTGCTTATCGAATGTATGCGCACCCGCAGAACCCTTTGTATATGTAGTAGTTCCCTTTTCTCCACAAATTGAACATGTATAGTAATATGTTGCGGGGCTTGTACAAGATGCTTCGCTTGCAAGATATTGATCGTTCTTTGCAGTGAAGTTGTGCTTGCAAGTTATATTGATAGAACCTGCGTTATTGGTTACGGATATATTATCCGATCCACTCTTTAACTGTATTTTGCATTCTACAGTTGTTGTAGTTAAGGGAGCATTTTCAAGAACCTTAAATGTTACTGAAAATATCTTTCCGCTAAGGTTTTTGCCTGTTTGGAAAGCAAACGCGCCCTTATCGGTAGACTTATCAAATGTAGCAAGAAGTGCGCCGTCGGTATGCCACTCGGCATTTACAAGTTGAAGAACATTTTTATCGTAAATTACTTCAACAGCGCCCGAGGATGCATTTGCATCGCCTGAAACATTTACGTTAAGTGTAACCGTTTCGCCTTGAGCACAGGATTTTGTATCCGTGGTAGCTACCGCTCCCGCGGCAGCTACCGATATAGCTAATATAGTAATTAAAAGAATTGCAGTAATGATAGCAATTATACTCTTTTTCATAATTATTCCTCATCCTTTCTTCTTGTTGTAGGAACTTCTATAGTCACGTTTACAGGTTGAGCCAGAGGATATTCCTCAGGGAAGAATGTGTACATAAGAAGGTATATAGCGTCATTTGAGCTAACTTCTCCATCTCCGTCAAAGTCACTATCCTGACTTACGGGGTATTCCTCTGGGAAGAAGGTGTGCATAAGAAGATAGATAGCATCGTTTGAGGAAATTCCCTCTTCGCCATCAACGTCACCTACTTCTTCTTCAAGCATAGGTATTTCTTCTCTTTCCTCTGCTCCACACTCGGTGCAAGTAAAGAGTTTTTCACCCTTGGTTGTAGCTGTGGGTTGAACAACTATTTCTCCGTCGTTCCAAGTGTGATCTGCAAGAGATGTGGATACTTGTTCTACAATAATCTCTTCACAGTCAACACATTTGCTACCCTCAGTGAGTCCTGTTGTTGTGCAAGTAGCATTTACTGCTGGGAGTATTTCGATATTTTCATGAGCACACTCGGTGTCTCTTTCAAAACCACAAGCATTGCAAGTAGCATCATAATTATCGTCATATGTATGTGCTTTCTTAGATGTTTCTGTTTGTGCAACAAAGATTTCATTACATACGGAGCAATGAGAACCTTCCGTCAAGCCTGTGCTTGTACAAGTGGATTCAACTGCTTCATCAATAACTGTATTGTGACCAAGTGCAGAAAGTTCAACCTTTGTATTATGATCACATCTTGAGCAAGTTTCGTAAGCTTCCCAACCGTCTTCATCACATGTAGGAGCCTTACCTTCGTGTTGAGTCAAATCGTGGCCGGGGGCATTAATTACTGTTTGTTCTACAATAATCTCTTGACAGTCATTACATTTACTACCCTCAGTGAGTCCTGTTGTTGTGCAAGTAGCATTTACTGCTGGGAGTATTTCGATATTTTCATGAGCACACGCTGCAACTCTTTCATAGCCACAAACATTACATGTAGCGTCGTATTCGTCATCGTAAGTGTGCGCTTTCTTGGGAGTTTCTGTTTGTGCCACAAAGATTTCGTTACATACGGAACAATGTGAACCTTCTGTAAATCCTGTTTCGGTACATGTGGATTCTATTGCCTCGTCAATAACTGTTGTGTGACCGAGTTTGGCGAGAACATTAGTTTCATAATGTTCGCATCTTGAACAATCGTGTTGCTCAAGACCATCAACTGTACATGTGGGTGCTATTACTTCGTACCATTCACCGTAGTTATGCCCCAAAGCATCGCCCTCTGTATATTCACACTCTTCTCTTTGGCACTTGGATGCCTCGGTACACGTTGCAGAAGACATATTATGTCCAAGCTTTGTATCAGGGTCTGCAATGGTATCCGTTGCATCACAACGCGTACACTTAGATGTTTTTGTACCATCCTCGGTACATGTTGCATTGTTGTCAGATGTGTATGTTTCGTAGTTGTGACCAAGCGCCGTTTTCATGGTCTGTTGGCAGCTTTCACAAATTACATCATCGGTACAAGTGGGATCAACATCATCTGTTGATACATATACGGTAGTATCAACTTCTGTCTGTGTGCAGGATTCAATCTTGAAAAATCCCCTATCTTCTCCGCTGGAAGCACTACTATCTTTGGAATACGAAATATAAATTACATCTCCAGCTTGCATGTTAATTATTATTGTTCTATCTGAAACATATCCGGAGATATAGTCATAAGAGATATTGTTATGCACGATTGTTAAGCAGTCATAACCGCTCTCGCTACTAACTGCATAAATTAAAGTAAGCGTACAATCATAGAGTGCATGAATTTCAAAAACAGATGTAGTATTATCCCAATGGTTGGTTGAACTGTACCATCCATCCGCAAAAGCAAAGGGATATGTAGTATCGTTTTTCACGGTGTAAGAATCCACCATTTCCTTGCCGCCTTGAGATACATAATGTCCGCGTGCGGGGATAGTCAAATCATCCAATACATTCTTGTCAGCATCAAAATCAAGACCGCATTCGCAATGATAATGTGCAAGTGTTCCTGTAGTGGAGCAGCCGGGCTCTACGGTTTCAATCCATTCCCCGTAGTTATGCTCTGCAATCTTTTCAATTATTTCAGTATATGTCTTTTCACAAACACCGCAGGTGTAAGTCATAACACCAGTGGATATATGTGTTGCGGGAGTTGTAACTTCGCCGCTATTCCACGAGTGGCGAATCTTATTATCAATTGCACCGCAATCCACACAAACATCCCAGTGATATTCGTCGTCTGTTGCGCTGTGAGGAACATAGTTATGAGCGGGTGCTGTATTACCCTTCAACAATCCACATACAGTACATGTTGAACCAGTAAATCCATCTTGTTCACACTGTACTCTATCTACGCTACAATCTTCCCAAACATGGTTATGAAGGCTATAAGAAATATAATCCGTACCTTCGTAGTTCAATTCCTCGGAGTTATAAAATACTGCAAACACAAAGGTCGAAAGGTTAGTAATAGATTTTTCAACCAATATTACCTCGGCATTATTAATCAAGTTTCCACAAGCGGTTGCGGACGTAAGCGCAACTGCAATCGTAGGAGAGTTAACATAAACAATTTTTAGATTGTTACAATTTGAAAAAGCATTTGAACCAATGCTAGTTATGTTCGCGCCAATTTTAATGCTCTTAAGAGAAGTACAATACATAAATGCTTCAACACCTATTGTTGTGGCTTCATCTCCAATAGTAATATGTTCGAGTTTATCACAACTGTTAAATGCACACGTACCAATACTAGTTGTTGTGGAGGGCAACTCAATAGATACTAGCCCATCACAATCATAAAAGGCATAATAATCGATAGTAAGACCAAGGCCGGGATATCCCTCTCCAAAGATAACATTAGTCAATTTATCGTTGTAGGCAAACGCATAGGATTGTATAGTTGCCAAGCCGTCTCCCATAGTTACGCTTTCAAGATTATCACAATATGCAAATGCATAACTGCCAATAGCAACCACGTCTTTGGGTATTACTACGCTAGTGATATTGTTATTGTCATAGAATGCGTATTCCCAAATGGTGTATGTAGTATATCCATTACAATCCGCGGGGAGTGCAAGCTCGGTTTCGTCTCCAATATAGTTCACAAGCAAACCGGAAGCATATGGATAGAAGAGATAACCGTTTTGATTAATTATCTTACTATCTCCATCATGCACTTCTACAGCATAGTTCAAAAGATAGCCATAGGCGCTTGTGAGAATTTCTCCAGAAAAGTTTAATGCGGATTTGTTGATTACCTCAACCAATTTATAGCAGTTATAGAATGCTTCCGATCCTATGCTGTTTACTGCCGAGCCAAGCGTAACACTTGTAAGATTATAGCAGCTACGGAACGCATACGAACCAATCGTAGTCACATAATCAGGGATAATGAGTGTTACTATATCATTACATCCGAAAAAGGCGCGTTCACCAATCTCTGTACAAATGCAATTTTCAGCAAAGGTAACGTTTGTAACATTAGAATCGAAGAAGAGATATGCGGGGATTTTTGCCACCCTTGCGCCAATTTCAACTTCAAATCCAGCGCTTCCGCTATTTGAAAATGGGCCATAGCTCATATCAGCACAATAAATTGCATTGAAAGTAACTTTGCTGAGGTTGGGCATTCGACCGAAAGCATACTGATGAATTTTACGAACCGTTTCGGGAATCGTGATAGAGGTTATGTCGTTTTTATAGTAAAAAGCATATTGGTTTATCTCGTAATTTTGTCCGTTATAGTTAGCGGGAAGAACAAGATCTGTATCATCACCTACATAATCAACCAGATAATTTATTCCGTCACATGTATAGAAAACATATCCATCCACATTATTCAATTTACTCTCGCCATTATGTACTTCAAGAGCATAATAAGCAATGCAGCCGTTGGAACTATCGCCTTTTATTATTTCTAAATTAGATTGATTAATTACCTCAACTAATTTACTACAACCTTCAAAAGCCCAATGGCCTATGCTTGTTACACTATCGGGAATTTCTATCGAGGTGAGCGAGGTACATTCTTGGAACGCATAATCACTTATGCTTGTTATACTATCGGGGATTTTTATAGATGTAAGTGAGGTGCAATTATAGAATGCATAACGACCTATACTTGTTACACTGTCGGGGATTTGTATGGATGTAAGCGAGGTGCAATCATGGAACGCATAATGGTCTATGCTTGTTACACCGTCAGGAATAACAACAGAAGTCAGTGAGGTACACCCACTAAACGCCATATAACATATGTCCGTTACACTATTAGGGATTACCACCTCTGTTACCTCATTGCCATTTTCATCAATAATATGGAGGTTGCCCCCATAATAGTTAGGATGCGAGGAATAATCACCAAACGAAACATTTAGCCAAGCCTCAACGTCAGTGATATAAACATCATTCAAATTTGTGCAATTTATAAATGCCTCTGCACCTATACTTGTTACACTATCGGAGATTTCTATTGACGTAAGCGAGGTACAATTATAGAACGCCCGATTACCTATACTTGTTACACTGTCGGGGATTTCTATAGATGTAAGCGAGGTACAATTAGAGAACGCATAAGAGCCTATGCTTGTTACACTGTCGGGAATTACAAGTTCAGTTACTTCGTTTCCATTCTCGTCAAGAATATGGAGATTACCATAATAGTTTGGACGTGCATAGTCATTACCAAAGGAAATGTTTAACCACGCCTCAACGTCGGTAATGTATACATCTTCAAGCGAATTGCAATATCTGAACGCATAAGAGCCTATACTTGTTACACTGTTGGGGATTTCTATAGATGTAAGCGAAGTGCAATTATAGAACGCATAAGAGCCTATGCTTGTTACACTATCGGGGATTTCTATAGATGTAAGCGAAGTGCAATTATAGAACGCAGAAGAGCCTATACTTGTTACGCTGTCGGGGATTTCTATAGATGTAAGTGAGGTACAATAAGCGAACGCATAATAATCTATGCTCGTTACACTGTTGGGAATTTCTATCGAAGTAAGCGAGGTGCAATCGGAGAACGCATGATAACCTATGCTTGTTACACTGTCTCCAATAACAACAGAAGCAAGCGAGGTGCAATTATAGAACGCATAAGGACCTATGCTCGTTACACTATTGGGGATTTCTATCGAGGTGAGCGAGGTGCAATCGGAGAACGCATAATAATCTATGCTCGTTACACTATCAGGGATTTCTATTGATGTAAGTGAGGTGCAATTATGGAACACAGATTCGCCTATGCTTGTTACACTATCTGGGATTTCTATCGAGGTGAGCGAGGTGCAATCGGAGAACGCATAAGAACCTATGCTTGTTGCACTGTCAGGGATAACAACAGAAGCAAGCGAGGTGCAATCATAGAACGCATAAGAACCTATGCTTGTTACACTGTCTCCAATAACAACAGAAGCAAGCGAGGTGCAATCATAGAACGCATAATCGCCTATGCTTGTTACACTATCGGGGATTTCTATCGAAGTAAGCGAGGTGCAATCATAGAACGCAGCATAACCTATGCTTGTTACACTGTCTCCAATAACAACAGAAGCAAGCGAGGTGCAATTTTCGAACGCATAAGAACCTATGCTTGTTACACTGTCTCCCATAACAACTGAAGCAAGGGAGGTGCAATTATAGAACGCATAGTCGCCTATGCTTGTTACACTGTCGGGGATTACAAGCTCAGTTACTTCGTTTCCACTCTCATCAAGAATATGAAGATTACCATAATAATTGGGATATGAATATCCATCGCCAAACGAAATGTTTAACCACGCCTCAACGTCAGTGATATATACATCTTTAAGCGAACTGCAATATTTGAACGCATAATTACCTATGCTTGTTACACTGTCTCCTATAACAACTGAAGTAAGCGAGGTGCAATCATAGAATGCATAACCCTCTATGCTTGTTACACTGTCGGGAATTTCTATAGATGTAAGCGAGGTACAATTATAGAAAGCTTCATAGCCTATGCTTGTTACACTGTCGGGAATTTCTATAGATGTAAGCGAGGTACAATTATAGAAAGCTTCATAGCCTATGCTTGTTACACTGTCGGGGATTACTATAGATGTAAGCGAGGTGCAACCATAGAACGCATAATTGCTTATGCTTGTTACACCTTCATCAATTACAACACTCTTTATAGAGGATCGGTAACTGTACCATGGTACACTTGAATATGAATAATAACTACTCATTGAACCAGTTCCCGAAATGGTCAATGTTCCTTCATCATCCAAAGTCCATATCAAATTGTTTCCACAAGTGCCCGAAGCGGTTGTTGCCGCACTTGCTGTAATGCTGAACATTCCGGTTATTATAATGGACAGCATTATTGCAATTGTGAAAACCAATAGCAAAACTTTTTTCATAATACTTTTTTCCTTACGTTTTAGCCCGCCGGCATTTTTACGCCTACATTTTACCACCGTTTCAAAATTTTGTCAATTAATTATATTAATATAATAATAGTTTTGGTAAAACACCACAATTAACAAGCCGAAATTCAAGCACAATACACAAGAAAAAGCGAGGATTTCTCCTCGCCTTTTTGCGTAGTTGCTGTTAATACGAATAAACCTCGTTACCCATGAGTGTTGCACCGCGCTCGCGCTGATGTTGCTCTACGGAGTGTGTGATCTCCTTGCCGTCAAGGTATACCTTGATAACCTGAGAGCCACTTCCCTCGCCGTTGCCTCGCATTACAGCGCTCATAGCGGCGAATACGCCCTCGTATACGGCATCCTGCATTTGCTGAACGTTCATGACACCCGTTTTACCACCGCTTGCATTAGCGACGATTTCTGGGCCTCGCTCGCCCGCCCAAATGAGTGAGCCTGCATCGAAGATACCACCGTCGGCAGCGAACTTAACGCTGAAGCTCTTAGGATACTTGAAGGTCTTACCGAGTGCGGAAACCTCGCCCCAGTTTACAGTGAGCTTCGGAACGCTGATATTGAGCTTGGTACTCAACTTCGCGTTACTGCTCCACCACTTCTTAGCGGAGTTCCACGCACTAACGATTTTGTCCTTGATACTGCCAATGGACGGAGTGTAGCTCATAGTTCCCTTATTCTTGCTCCACCAAGTTTTAGCGGAGTTCCAAGAACTCTTGAGCTTTTCCCAAATCTTACCGATGGAAGGTGTATAGCTCAATGAGCCTTTTTTCTTATTCCACCAATCGCGCGCGGCAACCCAAGCATGGTAAAGTTTAGAGTCAATCTTTCCAATGGACGGAGTGTAGCTGAGAGAGGAACGTTTTTTATTCCACCAGTCCTTTGCTCCTGTCCAAGCGGAAGAAAGCTTTGTGGAAATACTACCGATGGAAGGAGTGTAGGTTGAGAGCGCCGCTTTGCTCTTTGTCCACCAATCCTTCGCCGCAGTCCATGCGTCGGATAGTTTGGTCTTGATGTCTCCTATGCTGGGAACATAGGAGGAGAGAGCGGGCTTTTTGCTCCACCACGTTTTAACCGCTTCCCAAGCAGAACTGAAAGCGTTAGACAGAGACGTGCCGAGGTTTGCAAATTTTTCAACAACTCCCTCGATGAAATCTCCTACAAGGCCCAAGACCTTTCCGGGCAAGCCTGTGAACCAATCTATGATTGCGTTGATAGTATCAGGCACGATGGAATGCCCGACGAGGATATCCCACATCTTGGTAAACCAATCTATAATTCCCTCTACAAATTCGACCACAACGCCGATTGACGCATCGTACATACCCTTAAAGGATTCTACAATTCCGTCTTTGATGAGCGTAACGCCTGAGAGGATTTTGTCGCCGTCAAGGGTAAAAATACCTACGATAACGTCAAAGAATCCGCGCGTCTGCATAACCCAGCCGCTGATTATCTGCACAAATCCCTCTATCAGGGAGACGAAGCCGTTAATCGCTCCTGCGATAACACCACCGACGATGCCGACGACAATACCGCCGATCCATTCAAATGTCTCGCTGAGCCAAGATAGGTCGCTGACGAGCCACTTTATACCGTCAATTATGGGCACGAAAACAGCGTCATAGATGGGGCCGAGCGCCTCTTTGATTTTGTCAAAACTTTTGCCGATTTCCTCAAATTTCGGGGCGATATTTTCGGCGAAAAATTCTTTGACCGCCTCTTTGAGTTCGTCCCAATTTTCAATCACAAAGTATATAGCCGAACCGACCGCAATTATCGCTGCGGCTATTCCCGCCCAAATAGGTGCGCTTATTCCTGCGAGGAATCCGCCAAGGGTTGAAAGCGCCGCACTTATCTTAGGAAACAAAGCAGAAAGCCAACCAACCTCGGGAGCCAACTGTTTTGCTGCCGCTATATACTCTTTAACAAAGTCTGTTATTTTACTAATACTTTTTCCTGTATCAGTAAGGAAGGTGACAAGCTTTGTGTTCTTGAGCTTGTCGGCATCGCTGATAAGATTTAATAGGCGCAATCCCGCAATAGCACCTGCTACCGTTGAAATTACGGGCAGCCACTCTTTCATTTTCTCCTTGATTCTATCCACGTCTTGCTGAATGCCGTCAAAAATGGACTCATCCCAAAGAGAATCAACGTCAAGACCTGCGAAACCGCCACCTGCACCACCGCCTGAGCCACCTGCACCGCCACCACTACCCCCTGCACTGCTTGAGGAAGCGTTGGGGCTAATAACGTTAAGCTCATCTATACCGAGAGTTGCGTTTTTAAGTTCCTTGGCTGCCTTGGTCGCATCGTTGATAGAGTCAGTAACACCGCTTGCGGAATCGGCTACTCCGTCAAGTGCGCCTGCCCCTGAGCCAGCACTCGAACTGAAATCAGTCCACGTATCGCCGATGTCCTGAATCTCGATACCAAAGATTGAAGCAAGCCAGAACACGCCTTCTTTAAGAATCTCAACGAATGCCTGAACGTAAGGCATTACCTTTACGAGAATAGGAAGGAATAGTGAGCCGAATGCCTGAGCGAGTGATTTTAATTGTTGGGAGAAGGTACGCATCATACCCTCTGCCGTTTCCATCTCACGAGCATAGGTTCCTACAACACCTTTTCTATGCGCTTGGTCTACAAGCTCCAAGTAACGCAAGTATGATTTTTGCGCCTCAGTCGCATTTTGAAGCGAGATATCTAAGCCGTGGTTAGCCGCGGTCTGCTCAAGTGTCGCCTCAACGATAGTAAAACCTGCACGACGGATAGGTTCAACCTCACCTGCGATAGCACTTCTTACCGCAGCCATAGCACCGTCAGCGCCGTCAAGTGTTTCATATACGTTGTTGTATGCCGCCCATATATCGTAAGCAAGCTGAGTGTAACCCAAGCCCATCTCTCGTGCGTCCTTTTTGTCAACGCCGAAACCGATAAGCATGGATGCCGCCATAGCGGAGTTTTCCATAAATGCTTGCTTATTGATATTAAGCGCCTCGGTGATTCTCGTTATCTTTTCATAATAGATATCCGCTTGTTCACCGAAAGCATTACCGAACTGATACTTAACGCCGTCCCATTGCGCCGCTTGGTGTATGTACTCGGTGAGCTTTTGAATAATCGTAGTTAAAGCCCCTACCACCGTTTGCGCTATTTCAATAAAGCTCGTCATATTGAGAGCCGAGGCGTTAATGCCGTCGCCGAAATCCTCAACACCGTCGCTTGCTTTACGAGCGCTCGTATTAATGGAGTTAAAGCCCGTCTTAATGGTAGCCATTTTTGCCGAGAGAGGAGCGAGCTTTTCATTAAGTAGCTCTACCTTTTTGGCAAATGCCTCAATAGTTTCGTCGTCAAGATTCTCGGTAACGTCGCCGAGCTTCTTCATACTATTGACCATTGTATTAAGACCGCCCGCCTTAATATTTGACAGGGGCGCAACAACGTCGGCGACCTTTTGTATCTGAGGCGCAACCTTGTCAAGATTTATGCCTGAGACACTTTTCAATGCCGCCGGGAGCTTACCTAAGCTATTAGTGAGGCTCGATACCGAGCCTACCTCTTTGAGCTTTTCAATAGAATTTGCGAGTGTTCTAAGCGCATTAGACGCGCTATGTACGTTCGGGAGATTTTTCAGCGCTGTAGATAAATTGTTCAAGTTTGTAGAAACGGTCTTGAACGAGCCGTTTTTCTTGAGCTTTTCCAATGATCCTGCGAGAGCGTCAAGCCCCTTTGAGGCGTTCGTAGAATTACTCTCTATCTCTATTTGAATCGAATCAATGGTTACTTCTCCCACAATGAATCACCTCACTTTATCGGGAGGTAAAGAAAAGAGCGTCTATCTTTACGATAGACGCTCTGGGCGTTCTAATTATTTAATTATATTCACCTTGTTTTATTATTCGTCTTTGATATCCGCAATCTGGACACTGGGGATCATCAATATTATATCGCGCTCCACAGTGGGGACATTTTTGGGTTTTGGGGTTATTGTTTGATATATCTTCGTGATTAGTATTGCTACATCTCGTGTTTTTAGCAATTTCCGTAGTCTTTTCAATTAATTCACCAAATCCATATAAGCAGAATGAACCAACCCACGAAAAAAGTGAGCCAAGGATTATTGCTACAATGCCACCAAATCCAACTTCATCCATAAGTGCAAAGCCAAAAATAACCGAGACAATTATGCCAATCCAACAAACTATTTGTGCTAATCCTTTAATCTTACTTCCTATATTATCAAACATAACTACTTCACTTTCTCCGTATAACCCCGGCAGGAATTAATATATTTTGTAATATCGACGGTTTTCGTAATATATAGTGTGAGTTTGAGAATCAAATATCGCCTCTTGTGTAAAAGAAGCAAATACAAACGTTATGGTATCTCCTTCTTGTGTCCAAGTTCCGCTGATACCAAACGGATGATTGCAAGTGCCGTCTTCGTTTATTACCAATGCCAAAGAGCCGTATTCGCGATCCTCAGCAATATAAACGCCTGTAATGGTTTTATATTTTTCGTTTTTAGCCTCTATGCTACCTACTGTATAGCCAGCATCATAGGCAAACCAAGCGACCATTAGCATACTACTTACAACAATTAATGCTGTAATTGCAATCATTATAATTTTGTTTCTCATACTATGCACTTTCTCGTACAAATCCCATCGGATATTTTTACGCCGACATTATAGCATAATTTGGAGAAATTGTCAAGTATTAGGAATTTTTTTACGCATACGTTCAACGAAAGCCGTGAACTCTGCTTTGAGCCGTTCTTCCCTTGCCTTCGCCTCGCGTTCTTCGCGCTCACGAAGCTCTGCCTCGGTAATAGGATACGGCTCCTTCGTATATGGCTCGGGCTTAATCATTCCCTTCTTCATAGTGAACCTATAAAGAGGACTTGCGGCGCAAAGTGCGTCGTAAAAATATCGTCCTTGTAGCCACATATCTTGATTATGTCGTCTATCGCGCAACTCGTTAGCCTTTCGGTATGCCTTGACCATATCGACATCACCCTGCCAAAAATCGTCGTAAGACATACCGATAGACATATAGTAAGGGCACAGTTGCTCGAAAACCTCAGTGTAGCTTTGGAGAGTTAGCCCTTTGTCACCGTCCAAGTTGCTGCGTTTCCCTCATCGACTGCATTTTCATCAGTCAAGGTGGAAATGGTTTCGGCATACATATCTGCAAGAACGGAAATAAAGCCCTCCTCGTTGTCCTTGCCACTCTTATTGATGATATTTGCATAAATCTCATCAATCTGTTTCTGCTTGAGGTCGCGGTGGTGCTTTAAGAATGCACCTTGAACGAGAAGTGGAATCATAATGTTGGGCTTGTTTGTCAGATCATCAAGAACGAAGCCCTGTTTTTCGATAGCGCTTGCGGTAAGTCTTGAATACTCAAGAATGTAGTTTTCGTTTTTGTAAGTTACGGTAATCTTTGTTGCCATAGTGTTACTCTCCTTATATATTTTTTATTAATTAAGCTGTGCCCTTAGTCCAAACGGGAACGGTGGAAGGTGTTACGGAAATTGTCATCTCAAGAACGGCATCAACTGAGCCTTCATTGATAGAAGCACTCACATAGCCCTCCCAAGTGAACTTGGAGCCGTCACTGAAAGTAAGCTCGCATTCCTGCTCACCTGAAAGCGCGTTAAGCTCTGCATACACGGTAGCATCGTAGTTAGCGAGGAACGGGAACGTTTCGCTTTGCTGTCTGATACCCTGAATGTATCTCTGTGCGTCGTCGCTGAGAGTAGTAATCTCAAGTGCCGAGCGCTCACCAAGAATGGCAGGAAAATCCTTGATATCGTAGGACTTCGTAGCGATTTTCAACTTGGTGTTAAACGAAGAAATAGCCATTTTATTACCTCCTATTTATCTGTTGTAAATAACTCCATTCTTATTGGCGATACCTTCGTATGTTGCCGTAATGGAGAAGATTGTCGAGTTATAGATCTCGGGGGTTGTAGAATAGGAACGTCTGCGGAAACCCATACCGCAGAGTATGTCGTCTGCCGTCTTAAAAATTGCCTTGGCCTCGGCTTTCTTACCGCCCTCTTTGTTTGAGAAGACCTGTAAGCGATATCCGAGTCCCGCGTATTTTTCAAGCCCTGAGGAATCCATAAGAGCGTCAACGTTTACGTTATCAACCTCACTGAGCGCCACGGTGGGAAAAGTGGCAGGAGAACGAACATATTCACTCTTAATGGAAGTACCCGAATGTGCTTTTCTTACAGCGGTAGCAACGGCAGTAAAGATTTCATTTTCAAAATCAATCATCTCCATACCTCCCTTGCAATCCGTGTAATTCTTTCTATCATCACATCGCGGGCAGTCCTCATAGCTTCCGCGGGATAATTACCGAACGTGTGCTGAACGGCTCCCTCGCCCGGCTTAAAGTACCAGCCCTTAGAACGTTTACCGTGTCCTTTGCCGTAGGTTCCGTGCTTGGGCGGGGTGTAATCCATACCCGAGCTGTCCCACTCGGGATTTTTAATACCCGTACCAAACTCGATAAAGCCCACGGTGTAGCCCTCGGCGATAACGACGGCTTTATTCCCTATCCATTCAAGACGAACGGTTACGTCGTTTTCACCGTCATAGTCAGCAAGTTCAAAGCCCGTACTTGCAACAGATACACCGATTTCTCCCAATCTTTTAATAAAAATTTTCTCTTTGGCGAGGAAATCTTTTTTGTACTCTTGCACCTGCTTTATAGCACTGTCTATGGATGCTTTATCGAATGGATTAACCTTTATTTTCATGCTCTCACCTTAACCTCTTGAAGCGCGTACATTATTCCGTTCTTGCTATCAGCTTTGAGCGTCACAATGTAGTTATACGGCTCCGTGATAGGAATGCCGAACCATACGACCGACTCCTCGGTGAGAGGACAGTTATTATCTGCGACACATACGGCGCGGGTGTATCGTGTGAAGCTACCGAAAGCCTCTACCGCGTCTTCTCCCGATGCAGAGGAAATGTTACAGCGCAATTCCGTTATTTCACCGTAAATCGGTTTACTTTCGCCCGTTTCAAATCCCTGCTCGTCAAGTAGCGGTTCCTCTCCCATATATACCGCATAAAATAAACTTCGTTTGTTTCTCTCCAAGCTCCTCATTTCATCACACTCCCCACGATTGGTGTAATGCGACGGAGGAGCGTAGGAGTTATATCCGCTGACTCGTATTTCCTAGCAATACCGTTTTCATCGTGTTCCATTTGCCCCTCAGCTCCGCGCTTCGAGAAAAGCTCAAGCGCTATTTGCAACTGGATATGTTCGTATTGCTTAGGGACTGTAGCCCCCTCGGGAACGCCCAAAGGATAGCGCCTATTTAGCACTATCCCCTCGGACAACACAATGTACGTAGACAGTAAATCCTTATCGGCGGTGTCGGGGGAGATAAGCGCCGCAAGGCTCGTGATTTTTTCTTCATTTGTCATGTGTGCTTACCTCCCTCTTCAAATATTAAGCACCGGATGTAATCTTGAATGCCTGTGTATCGTCGGTAAGTGCTGCAAGGTAGTACTTACGAGCGTAGATCTCGTTAAGACGAACGTTTGCGTCACGCTCCTGCTCAACCTCAGCGCCCTTCTTGTTGAAGAAAGTTACTGCCTTCTTAGTACCACCGCAGATAGTACCCGCTACGGCATCCTGCTTGGTATAGAGGTTAACGCCTGCAACTGTACCGATATAGCCTGTACGAGAGAAAGCTTCTACGTACTTAAGGTCGTCCTTGAGTGCCTTACGGATGGCAGCTTTATCGCCGGGGTGAACGAAAGCGAATACTTCCAACTCTTCTTGATTTTCACCGGGAAGAAGCGCAACAGCATCTACGAATGCGCTGAAATAATCGTTGCCTGTAAGCGTGATTGTACGGCTTGCCTTATTGAACTCGCCAAAGATATCGCCCTGCACTGTGTTGAACATATCGGTTGTCATATGACGAACGCCTGTATCAACAACAAGGGGATCTCTCATAAGCTCCTCATCGTAGTAAGGGAAACGGTTCTGAGCCAAGAGGATTGTGTACTCCTTATCAGCGTAAGCAACTTCAATATTCTTAGTGTTGCCGTCGCCCATTGCGAGCTTTTCAGTACCGTTAGTAGCGGAATATACGCGAATCTTTTTGATGTCACCTGCAACGCCGACAAGAGAATTGTCTACCGTGCAAAAGCGCATCAAATCCAAATGGGAGTTATACTGATCTTCAATGGTGTTCTCCAATACAAAATTGGGGAACGCCTGATGTGTATGGTTAAGTGCCATTATTAATTACCTCCGTAAATTTTTTTGTATTCTTCGGGGTGTTCGGCAGCGAACTGAGCTTGCTCTGCAAGAGTCATTTTGAGAATGTCCTCGCGTGTTTTTGTGACTGTTTTGCCACCCGCAGGAGGAGGAGTCTCTTTGAGCAATTCAGCGCGGAGCAACTTTTCCCGAGCTTCTGTGTGTTTTTTCTGATTGATGAATACGAGATCCATATCGCCCATAGCAAGCGCCTCGGCCGTCGCCTTTGCTGTCTTTTCGTCGTAGCCGAGAGCTAAAAAGGAATTGGTGTAGCCTGTAATGGTCTTTTCCTTTTCAAGCTCCGCAACGCGAGCATGAAGTGCGGCGCGTTCTTCAGCTTCCTTTTGTGCCTTAGCCTCTTCGTCCGTCTGCTTCTCGCGGAGGGCTTTCTTTGCCGCCGCCAAGTCTGATGCAGTCTTATCAAATGTTGCCTTGGACACGAAATCGCTCATATCGGGCACATCGTTAAATTCCATTTCAAGAATTGCATTTTTTGTTTCCTCTGGAAGTTCATCGAAATTAGGGATTTGATTTGTGTTGATTTTCATAAGAAATTCTCCTTTGCGTTTGTGCAGTTCTCTCTGCTGTTATTTTTGCGATTTAAGGCTTCTCTGCCTAGGTGCGTTTGTTCACTCAGTTCTCTCTGAGAAATATAAAAACGCCAACGACCAAGTGTGTTAAAAACTCGATTGTTGGCGTTCTATTTTTTGACGCTCTGTTTTATAAATATTTTTCGTGCCGCGGTGTCTATCTCCACAAGTGACTTGCACTTGGGACACCGTATTTGTGCTTGCCCTTGCATATCGACTAGTCGCCTATTGCAATTGGGGCAACGTATTGTTTCGTAGATTATCATATTATTCCTCCTTTACAGGAACAACGTAGCACCTACACCCGTAATGGGGTTTGGGTGGTATTTTATTTATGCGATAGATTTTATTATCTCTTGCGCCACAGGTAGGACAGGTCTTTTCGTCGTCGGCGGCTATCCACTGTACACGCTTGACTCCCATATCACGAAAGCCCTTTATTGTTGCTTCGTCCACGACGCTTATGCCGTACTGAGAGGTTTGTGTCCACCACAGGTTAGCCGAGCGCCGCAAGCTGTCCTGAAACATTTGCCTATTGCCGTACTCGCGGGCCGTGAGTATTTGCTCGTTAAGGCGAAGACGTTTTCTATCCGCTTCCCTGTTATAGAGATAACCTGTAACGAGGTTATACCCGGCAAGGACACCGACGAGCCATTCCCTATCTATCTCGACCTTCTTAGAGCCGTCTGTGGCTCGTTTATAGGCATCTCGGGCTACCTTGAGGTAAATGCCCTCGTTGTCTTTTAGAAAGCCGTTATACATAGTCTGAGTGGCTTTACGAGTGTTTACGACGTTGAGTTCATCAAAGCCCATAGAGCCAAGATGATTAAAGGAGACGCGAATGCGTTTCATCTCCTCGGCGAGGAGCTTATCAAGAAGCTTGTACATCTTCCTCGTCCTCCTCGTTGTTATCGCCCTCAGCGTTCTCGTCTACCGTTTGCGCTTCCCACTTTTCCATTTGCTCCGTGTAGTAAGCCATACCCTGAAGATATGCACTCTCAGGGTCGGGGAACATACCGCAAGCCGCATAAGCGACCTCGGGATGAATTTTGGGATTGTTGAGCATTGCGATAAGGACTTGCGACTTGCTTGCTATATTGTCGTAATTACGGCGAGTGAAGTGCGGTGTAATGTCGGAAAGACGGAGCTTTGTGCCGACTGTATCGCGTAGGATCCTGAGAACGATTTTAAGGAATTCCCGCTCACTACTCTTGAATATTTCCTCAGTAGCCTTGGCTCTCGCCTCGGCAGCTTCCCATCCGTCGCGTAAGATTACCGCGCTTCCCGTATCACTTGTACTTGAACCGCCGTTACGATTTGGAACACCGCATATTGTGAGAATAGCGGAATAGATATCGTTTTTAAGTGTTTGAACATCCGCTTGAGAGAGTGTAGCCGCAAGGTACTTGGCATCCGCTCCCTCGGGCAAGCAAAGTGTTTTCCACTCAGCGAGCTTATCGTATGTTTCCTTATCAAGCTCGCCTCCGAGAATGGCAAGGAATGAATTTACGAATTGTACGATATCGTCCATTCGGTTACTTTGCAATTCGTCGAGTGCATCGAGGAGTGGAAGCACAATCTCGAAAACTCCGAGTCTTGCATTCTCCGCAGGGTATTCGATAATCGGTATCATACCGAGAGGATTTGCCTTGCTACTTACAGCACCGAGATCCGTAAACTCGTAATACTTGTCCTCGGTATATACACTAAATACTTTCTCATTTTCGCGTTCCACAACAACGACCGCCATAAGCACATGCTCGTCAATGTCGCTACTATATACGACGAATGCTTTTCGCGGATCCAAGGCGTATATATTTAACGGAGCTTCGTCGCCGTCGGGTGTCCACTTCTTATTTGGGAGTGTGAGGCGATAGCCCGTACCCGCCACGTACATCCACTCGGCAAGAGCATTGTCGCAAGCGGATTTATTTGCGTCCGTCATATAGCCATTAAGAGCATTGATTTCGGTAGCGATAACGTCGTCGGCCTCGTCAGCACTTGCCCTCTCGCGCCTTACGTACTGTATCGGCTCACCGAATACATAGCCCTTATGGAACTTAACTATTTCATAAGCGCGATTCTCATTAATCCTGTGATTAATCTCCTCGCGTATTTCCTTCGTTTTTGTGAGTATCTTAGTTTTACCCCGATAGTATTCCCACAGCTTGCGAATATCGGCTTGGTTTTGGACGTGAACTGCGTGCGCTCTGCTCACCTCATCGACCACATTCTCTGCTGTTATTTGCTTGGCATCGGAGTAAATTTTAAGACGACCATAGCTCACGTAAATCACCTACCTATCCTATTATCATTATATTAGGATAATTCTGACAAGTCAATCCCCTCAACACCATATATGGGGGTAGGCATATTTCTTGACAGAAGGTATTGTGTTAGAATGAGGATTTTAGGCGTAAAAAAAGCGCCCACCGTAAGGTGAGCACTATCTTTTTACCATATCAACTTTATCACAAATACTATCAAGTAGTAATAAATATATGTTAGACCGAAGCCTCCCAATGTTCCTGTTATCAAACGTTTAATATTATTGGATTCTAATATTTTGAGAAATTGTAATCCCCAATCTATTCCCATTGGTATTAATAAAGCAACAGCAACAGTAAAATCAATTTTAACGGAACACAAGAGAAGAATAAGAGTAATTAATTCACCGAGAATAACCCCAGTACATCTTGCACAAACAGGAAATTGGTATCCTTTATAAAAGAAACTCCTCTCCGGCATTTGATGGCATCCCATTCTTTCTCCAAAATCCATTAGCTTGATCCATCGGATTTCAGGTTTTTCCATTATACCTTCCACTTGTTACCGCATTCGTTACAAACCCAATAATTGGTGTTTTCGGTTTTCTTTCCCTTGCCGCAAGCTCCACAAAGCAAACCAATAGGCCCAAGCAATACTGCTCCGCAGCATCCTTTAGACGCTGAATAGTCTTTACCTTTAGTAGTTACCTCGTTGATAATTTGACAATTCTCTTTTCCACACTTAGGACATTTCATGTTGTAGTTTTCCTTTCTCCATTTATACCCCAATGGGTATTATTACTAACAGTCTACCACCGTTTTCCAATTTTGTCAATAATCATTATATAAATATAATGAAAAAGCGAGGATTGCTCCTCGCTTTTCGTATTAAAACGGCCTCCTTGCCACAGTGACAACTCTCGGTCTTTCGGAGATAAACGAGGTGAGCATAGCCAAGCTATCAGGCGCGTCGTCGTGAAGGTTCTTTGCCGTGAAGCTGAACGAGGTAAGCTCGGACATAGCGCGCCTATAATCGTCGTCGCGGCACTTGCTATCACGGAAATAATAGTTTCGTATGGTCGGCGCGTGTTGCTCAATACGAGTGAGTTTCGCCATATTCGTAGGCGCTTTTTTGTGGCTCATATTGATGCTGTATCCGTGTTCCTGTTTCAAAATCCTATACACGTCGTCGGAGTATTCCTCACCGCCATTATTCGCCTCGGTTTGTCCCATCTTAACCTTATGTTGCAATATCTTTCCGATAACGCGGGGCTTGGTGCAGCTCTTGTCCCGCTTGTCAAAAATCCAATCGTGAATATACACGTCGCCGCCGTAAATATAAGCGATAGGCATACTCAAACTGTCGCCACCGCCCCAAGCAACGTCGTTGGCGAATACGATATTATCAGGCTCACCGTCGGGGAGAACGCCGTTATAATATTTGAGCTTATCCGCAGCGAAAGCCAAGCCCTCCTTCTCTACTCCGTGTTGCATAAACAAGCACTCAAAATCGGCGCTGTCGATAGTATTCTTAATATCTCGTATTTTCTCGCTCGTGTATCGGTCGGGGTGTTCGTACTCAAAATTACTAACCTCGTTTTCGTCCCACACGGGAATAGAAATAAACGCATAGCGCGGATCATCGCCGTGTTCGCTCTCCATTCGTCCAATCGGGTCGTATGCGCTCCAACGAGTACCGAGCATTATTTGCTTAACGTTATCACCAATCATACGAGTGGTAAGAGTGGCGGTGTAATCACTATACAGCTTTTCCAACCGTTCGGGAGAGCGAGCTTCCTCCTTGTTCTTTACAAGGTCGTCGGTGATAAGGTATGAGTTAGCCCTAGTTCTACCTGTTACGGAACCACCGAGCGAAATCAAGCCGAGCGTCGGGAAATCCCCTGCTCTGCGGTAGCTGAGTGTCTTATACTCAGCGGAGATATCGGGCATACCAAGGCCGGGGAAAATATCGTGAAAACAATATTCGTTAGTATCCGTTAGCATCGACCTCTCACTGTCGAGGAGCATTTTCGTCATACCGTCGGAGTAAGATACGTACATATTAGCCGCCTTCGGCTCTTTGCCGATGATATAGGCAAGCAAGAACTTTATAAGCGTCGTCTTGCCTGTGCCGGGAGGCAAACTGAAACCGAGATAGAGCGCGTTGGGGTCGTCCATAAATTCTTGAATCTTGGTTACAATCTTATGCTTCCCCTCAAGCACTTTACGACGCGGGAGCCAAAAGCGCGCCTGTGGCTCGCGGTTCCACTCCATAGCGACCATAAAATCGTCAAAGGAATACTGCCCCGCGTAAAAGTACGTGCGCTTTATAATCTCGTATGCCTCCGCCGTGCGGAGCTTCTTTGCCTCCGCGCGAATCCACTTCACGTAATGGTCAACGCTCTTTCTGTCCTCGATGCTCATAAGCACGCTGAAGGCATCGCGCAAGCTCTCCTCCGTCTGCGCGGGTAATCTCTTTATTTTCTCGATTACTGCTATTTTCATATTTACCTCCTAAACAAAAATAAGAGCGCCTATCTTTCGATAGACGCTCTTGGCGTTCTGTTATGTATTTATATTTCTTAATGGATCAATTGCCTTTGACAAGATTTTTCACAAGAGTAAAAATGAAATCTGGATCGCCCAAATTGATAAAATGTGGCATGTTGCTATGAATCCTCGTTGGCTCAGGCAAAGGGTAAAACTGCGAAGCATTAGAGAACACCTCCATTTTCATCCACGCTGCATAACCACCCTTTTTGTATGGTTTTACAGCAAGATAATGATCTTTCTTTTTTTTATGCTCTCTATATGCTTCCTTAAGAACAACAATGACACAATTTTCACGTTCACAAGGATTGAGCATAACTTCAAATTTTGAGCCTTCTAAAATCGGAGAAATATTGTCTATCCACCATTGTTTATCATACACTTCTCTCATGTTAATCTCCTTCGTTCTAACCTCGGCAGGGATTTATTCTATAAAAGCCACTATCAAAATAATCGCAAGCGGTAGTCCACGAGCCAAAATATGACGGGGTGTACCATTATAAGAAACGCTATTGCTCCTAGGAGTAAAAAGAACCACATAACTTTGCTTCCCTCGTTTAAGTCTCAGCAGCATCTATTTCTCTTTGGAATCTTCTGCTCAAGCCCTCTTGAAGCGCTTGCTTAAAAAACTGCTCATTGGTTACGGGAGCAGGGTCGGGCAGTGGCATCCAGTGTGAAATCTCGTCGAGTTCGTATTCATATTCGCCGAACGCATCGTAGATAACGGGCGCATTCAAAAAGTATACGCGCTCGCCCTCCTCATCGACTTCTACCTCGAAACGCCCAAACTTGACGCTCTCTCCATCTATGGAAACCAACACGGGATCGCTCGCCACAATATCCGTATTCGTCGCCTCATCGTGTCGCTCCGTCATTGGCGGTAATAATTCTTTTACACTTATCCAGTCCATATTATACCTCTATAGTTTTTTTGCGAATATATTATACCATATTTTAGGAGATGTGTCAAGGGTGCGAAAAAGGGAGAGCCGAAACTCTCCCGTAAATTGTAATGTTTAGTTATATGCAACCGTGCCGTATTTTGTAATCGTACCGTTAGTACAGTGGATAGTATAGTCACCTGTTTGTGCATTCCAAGCGTTATCTTTAGAGATAGCATTCCACTGATCAATTGTTCCTTCAAAATGAATATCTGTTAGCGAGGAGCAACCATAGAATGCATATTTGCCAATACTCGTCACGTAGTTGGCTATTGTTACACTTCTAAGTGAAGTACATTCGTAGAATGTATAATCACCAACATTCGTCACGGAGTCAGGAATTGTTATGTTTGCTAGAGAAGTACAACCATAGAATGCAAAACCACCAATGCTCGTCACGGAGTTGGGGATTATTACACATGTGAGCGAAGTGCAATCTGCGAATGCACTCTTACCAATGCTCGCCACACTGTTGCCTATAGTCAGATTTGCAAGTGAGGTACAATTACGAAATGCTGTATCACCAATGCTCGTCACGGAGTTGCCGATTTTTACACTTTTGAGCGAGGTGCATCCATAGAACGCTATTGGCCCAATACTCTTAACACTATCTGGAATAATAATTTCGGTCAGTTGAGAACAATAGGCAAATGCTTGTACTCCACCCTGCCATCCTATAGAAGTAAAGTTTTTATTATATAAAAATTTTGTTGTATCATTTATTTCGCAGGATGTTATTGATCCATTTTTAGCTTTCATCAGAACAAGATATGGGTTATTGGAATTTCCAATATATAGAGCATTATCATAAGTATTATACTTAAGAGAACTGCAACCATACAAAGCCTGATAACCAATACTCTCTACAGAATCAGGAATATTTATGTTAGTCAACGAGGTACAAAAACAGAATGCATAATCTCCAATACTTGTCACTGTATTCGGAATGGTTACATTAATAAGAGATGTACAATCTCGAAAAGCATTGTTGCTGATAGTTGTTACTTTTTTACCGTTATATGTAGAAGGTATATCAAGATTTTTACCGTCGAATTGCCCAATGCCTGTAACTGAATATGTTTGATTATCACTATTCAATGTATACTTAAGATACTGAGGGTCATCATATGAAACGACCTTCCAAATATATGAAAATTCATTGATTGCATAGGAAATCTCGTCACTATTAAATCCCCACTCGGCGAGTTGATTCTCACACTCTTCCCGAGATGGTGTTTCAGTACACACATCCTCGATATAGTGTCCTAAGCAGGAAACTGCTTTTGTATACCAGTCAACGCCACAATTATCAAGGGCGTATGTAATTTCGCTTTCAATAAATCCACACTCTTCAAGTCTTACAATACACTCTTTCTTTGAGGGAGTTGGGATAGTTTCTTCCAGATAGTTTTTAAGAGAACAATATGCATGATAATCCCAATCTACTCCACTGTTTTCCAAAAGATATTTCACAGCATCTTCGGTAGTGTCAATACGCTCTAAATACCATCTAGCATTGACTCTATCAAATACGTCATAAAAGTCAGAGAGGTGTTTCAAATATTTTTGGGCTTGATAAGTCCAATCAATAGCACTCATTATTGCTTCAACAACTTCACGCGGGAAACCATCACCCAACAACATTCCTTCAATATCAGACGGTCTACACCAATTTGCGGGTCGCCCAAATTCCTCAACATACGTTAAGTAAACCTGTGCATATTTGTTAGCATGATTATTCCAGTTTATATTTGCATTTGAAACAGCATAGTCAGCTGCTGTTTCAGAATATCCCAATACATATTGCAAATGTTCATTTAAGTAATTAGGCGTAAAATAGTCATCGGGATATTCGGTTTCAAATTCAAGTGCAAAAGCTTCTGCGTCGCTTAATGCATCGCTCATAGAATCGGTATTGTTGCCAGCATTATCGTTATTGTTGTTTCCGGTGTTTGGTGTAGGCAACACAATTTTATTATCTTCGCCTTTCAAAGCCGCAATAATATTAGACTCCAACAATTTTTGCTGAGTTGCAGTAAGTTCGTCCGATGTTCTAACTACAACCGAACCTATTACTGTATGAGAGCCACTTGATAGCACAGTGCCATCAAAAGATGCAAGATATTCATTTCGTCTGTTAGCATCCGATACGGTAGAATATACTTCAATACTGCCTCCGGCAGTGGTTCCTTTGCTAATCAAATCGTCGCCAAACACTTCATCTTGATTAACCAATTCATACGAAAAATACACATGAGCAGTATAACCGCCGGGCTTGTTCATCTGACCATTGGGATCGTTATCTTCCGTAGCTGCGGCAATTTCAATAATAGCGGGTACTTTTTGTAAACACGAAATGATATATTCCTCAGTGGGAGCTATAAGACTATCATTTGGATTGGGTTTTCCACCCTGATTATTAGGGTTCTCGGGCGCAGTTATCGTCTGACTTTTTGAGGTGCGTGTAAAATACAACTCTACTTCATAGAATTGGAAAGTAAGCATCCCGTCTTCTATTGTACACGCCTGCTCACCGAGCATAAAGCCGTTTTCTTCGGTAAGCGTCCAATCTATTAGCTCGCTATCACCGTCCACATGTAGATAGGCTTTGCCACCCTCTTTGATGATAACCCTAAAATCACTAAGAGTATCATCATAGGCAACTTCAACTTCCTCAATTGTTAATATAGAACCGTCAATTTTGACGCTGTGAATATCCCACGTTCCTAAATACTTGGATTCCTCGTTAAAACCGCCCGAAAGCGCTATAGCTACAACGCCAATTATAACGCCTACAAGAACAACAGCAGCGACTATAATACTAATTAAAACTGACTTTTTCATAATAATTTCCTTTTACGTTTAACCTCAGTAATGATTAAAACCCGTTTCTTTCTCTAAGATCGTTGAGCCACTCGCCTTTATATTTGAAATACTTAGGGCCTTGAGCAGATACTATATCCGTCAATTCAGAAACAAGCGATGAGAGGGACCATTCTTTACCGTTATAACCCACATGCCTGTCATCTAAAACAATGCAGAATATACCGCTATTATCTCTCGCATTTCGGCAAAACTCTAATTCTGCACCAATCGGAATACCCGCCATAGAAAATCTAAAAGGAGCTGCTTTTTCTCTACGTTCTGCAATAATCTCTTGCGCGGTTTCTTCGTCTTCAAGTTCTGCATCGCTTTGCTTGTAACGCATGAGTTTATCGGTGCAACCGTGAATTTCTGCAATTGCCTCAAGAATGGAATATGCATCCTCAGGCGACATAGCGTAGAACTCACGAACGCGCTTTTGACCGTTGAAATTATCAATGGAGCGCAAATTGGGATTGAGCTTGTCGATAATAGTGTGAATTTTCAAATCAGAGAGACGAGAGTTTACCTCGTATGTAGCAAACACGCGGAACGCGAACGGAATGCACTCGCTCCTGTTGAGGTCTTTCAGCCTCTTTTCAATGTTATCCGCATACCCGATTTTCACATATTCGGGGAATGACGGATTCGTAAGAATATAAATTACTCCCGCTTTTTCCATAACTTATCCTTTCAAATTATCTTTCGTCAGCTTGTAATACTTTCTTTAATTCTTCAACGCTCATATTTTCGCAATCAGGTATGCGATGAATCATAGCATGACAATTGGGGCACACGGGGATTAAATCTTTCTTGTGATCGACAACATAATCTTCCCCTATTTTGTGAAGAGGTTTCAAATGATGAACATGAATGAATCCTTCACCTAATTGTCCATATCGCTCACCGAAATCCAGACCGCAAATTTTGCAAGCAACACCATGATATGCAATACATTTTTCCCTTGCACCAGAACTACGCTCATAAGCGTTAACCTTAACGCTTCTAACGTGTCCTTCGTGATATTCGTGTTCTTCGCTCACATCTGGGAATAGACCTTCAGCACAAAAATCATTAAAGCAACTATCAATATATGTGTGTAATTCTGAGTGGATTGTCATAGGGCCTCGCGGCACGGATTTTAGTCCGTTTTTTATCAATGCGTCCAAACTAAGTTTATCTGTATCGACTCTATCTAATAATTTGAATCTTACGTAAGTACGAGTTTTGGATTTTTCATATTCGTCCATATCTTTCCAAAGACTAATATCATCGTTGCCTGCTATTTCGGAATACGGAATAGAGTGTCGAATTACCTCACATTTATACATTATGCGCTGTTGTGGGCGAGTACAATATATGTACACAATATCACCAACACCGTATTTCGCACTTTGTCTCCAATGAACAATGGTATTTGATGAAAAATAACTTGCGTAATCATATATTTGGCTATTAGCAGAAATTATCCATGTCTTGACAGACTTAGTAGGCTCGCTAGTAAATCTAATGCCTACTTTTCCCCACCTGTCGTAATCTGCGGGGCTTGGCTTTGCCTCGTCCTCTTTCGGCTCGGCGAACTCGCCGAGCTTGTATTTCCTACGTAACTCCTCGGGAAAATAATCCGCGGGTTCAGCATAAACTACTTTTATTTTTTTGCTTTTCATAGTGTTTCCTTTCTCCGTTACCTCGGCGGGATTATTTTGACCTTTCACAGACAAACCCCACGAATTTAACTTGTAAACTATTTCTTCGTAACATTTTTCTGGCAGATCCTTAATCTCATATATCTCTTTTGGAGCCATATTGAATAATTCTCCCACGGTTTTGATGCCCGCATGAAGCAAGCACCTATAAGAACGAACGGAGAGGTCTAAATCATCAATGGGCGTTTCGTCCAGTTTTTTAAGAAACGCTTCTTTAGATTCTACGAGCATACTCATTTCAAGATTCTCCTTCCAGTATAAATACCAACCTTTTTTTGATACAGTATTCTATGGCTTTGATCTTACTTTCTTGACTCACTATATACTTTTAATAGCATAAACTGTCTTTTCAGCAAATTTTTCGTAATCGTTATAAATAATTGTATTGCCAAAACTAAATTTCAAATCGGATTCACATACGACAAAAGAATTGTTCAAATAAAAATATTCATAATCATCCTTTGTTTTCATATTGGCAGTTTTTTCGCTCTCCAAATGAATAATATAAACAAGCGTCTTATTCGGTGTATGCATATAGTTATCTATGTTGTCATTGGATAGCTTTATGTACTTATCCAAATTGTGCGCAGTAATGGTCTCCCATTTTGTTATTTTACCCGACTTATCAAAGTAAGGCATTTTATCAGGTATTGCAAAAACCTGAAAATATGGTATCTTAGCAGAACGAATATTTGCGGTTTCTCCCAACATATTTTCAAAATAATTATTTGAATTTTGCGAATAATTGCTCATAACAAATTTTACGGCAATGCCAGCAACAGCTTTACCTTTTTCGGAAATAGTAATATCAACAGCCTTGTTTATATATCTGCCGTCAATGTTTTTTTCTTTTCCTGCTCCGTACCCCAAAGACGAAACCGCATATTGTCTATCGCGCAAACGATTATCTATATCTTTTGAAATCGCGCCGTGTAACACTTTCAATTTTTCATTGCTTCTTGCGCCTGTACGTAAATAGACTAAAAACGATTGTTTTAGCACCTCCAAAAATTCATGGTTATTCATTAATAAGTCCTCCTTCATAAGCAAATATATAATTCAAATAGGTTTTAATGTCTTTAGATGAAAATGTATAATACCCCCCGCTTTTGTATTTTCCGAGCAAAGATATATACGATATAAACTCATCGCTTGACAGCGCCTGTTTAATTTCTTGGTTAGGTATTGTGGGACTGATAATATACAATCCACTGTATACTCCAACTCCTGCGGGACAATCTATCATTTTTAAGTCTGATCTATCTCTAACAAGGGCATTAATTGTCATTTTGTCTTTGTATGTATCATTTATCGCTTGTGTTCTACCGAATGCATACCAGTAGCCCCTTGCTTTATTATCCATACTTCTGTCACACAACGTCTCTTTATGTCCACACAGATAGTCATACATAGGCAAATCTAATTTCAATTCCTCTTCGCTAACAAGTTTTCCTTGATTGTCATAAGGATAAAAAATAAATTTTTTTGTCGCTGTAGATGCTTTTATTACGGGAATTATGTATTTTGATTCAAAATCAAATTTGTTGATAAACACTGGATCACAGAGAGTCGCATATCCATTTTTAACAGAAATATCACAAACGCCAATGTTAAAAAATATCTTACGCAACATTTTCAATTCTTCTTTATTTGCAAAGTAAAATGAGCCTGCTAAATAACAATCATCATAGGATAATGTATCAACATAGTATGGAATTAGGTTCTTTTCATCGAACTGATAGTAATCTACAAGATTGTTATCTTTGTTTTTGTCAAGAATGGTTATAGCTGTATATGTTGTTGCATTAAATGCTTGAAAGTGTTTTAGATTCACGATTCTTGATAATAGATTATTTTGAACCAAATAATTTCTCATATAGCTGCCGGCTACACTATTAAAATACGAGCTTGGAGCAATATATCCTAAAACACCGGAATCATTTAACATTTTCAAACCAATTTCATAGAATACGATATATAAATCTGTCATACCACTTTGGGAAAACTCAAATTTCTTAACATTCTCGAAAGAATCCCCCAAATTATGAACTCGTATGTATGGTGGATTTCCTACAACAAAATCCATTTTTCCATTATATTTATCTACTGCTAGTGTGTTTGCACAATTGATATCCCACTCAACGGCATCCAACCCGAATGAACGCGCTACTGAGGACACATTTTCTATGCATTTTTGGCACTCTATTTCATCTTTTTCAATACCGTGAATAAAGGTTGCTAATTCTTCTTTAATTATCTTTTTATCGGAACTGTGCTTAAAAAATTCTTCACAATATCTTCTTACAATTTCCACAAGAAACGCACCATCTCCGCAACTGTTGTCGATGATGTGTTTCTTTAATATTTTTTCTTCTACATAACCAGACAAATCCAAAACATTATTCACTATGAATAGTGGTGTATATATACGTCCGTTGGATTTGCTTTCTGTGATAATTCTTGTTGCCATTTTTGTTGCCTTTCAAATAAAAACTATATTTTGGGATTGAAATAAGCACGCCAAGCGGGTGCAAACATGGGGAGTTTTGTTGGAATATTCTGATTTTTAGGGACATATATTACGCCAATATTTTGTGCTTCGCAAAAGTGTAGCGGGACACATAGAACGCAAAATACCCGCTACGCTTCCGTTAGTTTTGTTTACGACAAAGGAATCCTCTAAAACATTTTGGGGGATTTCTTTGATTTGAGTAATGCGGATCCAAACACCAATATACTTTGCTACATTTTTGTAATACTTGGGAACAACCTCATCTGAAATATCATGGGATTGCTCCACCTTATCAAATTCAGCAAGATAAACTTTTCCGCCATTTCTCACAATATCTTTGATAATTAGAATATGGTCTGCATCTTGTAGCGACTGAATTTTCATATTGTTTTTGCCAAATCTACAAAACCATACATACCCAAATTCATTAATGATTTGTTGGTGTTCATCTAAAAAGTCAACACCTTCTGGAGTTGCTATTTTTATCAGCGGATAAATACCATTTTCTTTTATTTCAAACATAGTATACCTTTCTATTTTTTTGAATATTCTGAAAATTTAATGCGTAAAAAGGGGATTTTTCGGAAAAAGAACCTGAATTACCCTACTGGGTATATTTTTCGCCGACATTATACCATAATTTTCATATTTTGTCAAATTGTTTTATGAATATATAAATTTTATATACTTTGTACATAAAAACACAAAAAACGGCGAGATATACTCGCCGTTTTTGTTATGCTTGACAACTATTAACTTTTCTAAAATATGTGCGTCTACTGATTCCAAGGCGGGCGCAAACATCTTCTACAGTTTCATCGGGGCGCTTGTCTATCGTTACCTCAATTTCAGGACGACCAAAGCCCTTGCCCGTCTTACTGCTCACACGCTTACCGTCAACAACGGGCATCGCGGCAATTCCCTCTTCTCGGCGTTGCTTGGTCTTCTTCCATTCCTGCTCGGCGATAGTACCAAGCACTTCAATAAGAATGTTATTGACCATCTCGAATACCCACTCTTGACCTGCGGGCAATTCCATAAGTGTTGTAGGAACATCCAGTATTCTCACAAGCACACCGCGCTCGCGGAACCATTCAAGCTCCTCCTTGATGAGGCACTTGTCACGGCCGATACGGTCAAGCTCCTTAAAATATACCTCGTCGCCTCGTTGCAACAGTGATTTCATCCTGTCGTACTCGGGGCGATCTTTTTTGCGTCCTGTGATTTTGTCGCAAAAGATATTCTCCTCGGGAACTCCGTATTTTTTCGCCTCGGCAAGCTGTCGTGCTAAATTTTGGTCTTTGCTCGAAACACGAGCAGAAAAATATTTAGCCATTATTATTCATCCTCCGAGTCGATTACTATTGCTCCCTCTTTGCGGAGTCCTTTCGTTACAGGTTGAACAACAACCTCATAGCCCATAGCAGATAACATCTCGGTAGCTTTGTCGAAGCTCATATTCGCGCTTGCAAGACGAGCGCTTACATCATTGGGGCGTTTCTTGCCGATAGCGGTAGCCATCTGCATCTGAGTCCACCCCTCTTTTTTCATGATTGTAGAAATAGCTTTGTTTATTCTCATTGTTATCCCTCCCTTTGTTATGTCTATATTATACCAAATAAATTTAGTATTGTCAACATAAATATATTTAGTAATTGCGTTTTTGTATGGTTGCACAAACAGGAAGTGCCTTTTTTGTATTTTTTCTACTAAGACGCTTCACCCCGCGCGCGTGGGCGTGGGGATATCCCCCGCCCCCGCGTCCGGTTGATCTGTGCAATAGTGCCAAAAACTACACTTTTTTACACCCTTATTTTTTACTAAATAAAATTAGTAAAAACTATTGACTTACTAAAAATATTTAGTATAATTAAATTAAGGTTAAAACAACCAATAAACATATTAAAAGGAGGGCTTAACAATGAACCACAAACACAACCGAAAAGAAACCCCATTTAATAAGCACGGGGTTAAATTATTCACCGAGCAAATACTAGCCGACACTATGAACCGACTAGACTATGGGGCAAAATTAAACGACATTTCTATAAAAATAGGTAGCCGTTTTATTACCGTTCCTATGTGCCCTGAGGCATACGAAAACCTTTGCGAATTTCTTAAAACTACACTTAACGAATTGGAGGAAAAATAAAATGTTAGATATCTTTGTTAATACTTGGGGCAATTACAACGAAAACGGTGCGGACGGTGGCGAGTGGATAACACTCCCAATGGACGCGGACGAATTAGAGGAAAAGCTCGAAGAAATAGCGCGCAATATGGGCGACCACGACCCCGAATGGGCTATACACGACTACGAATGGACTTGCGAATGGGAGGGCGATGAAATAAGCGAATATGAGAATATATTCGAGTTAAACGAATATTGTCAAAAGCTCTCAGAACTAAGCGACTATGAGGCGCACGTATATTCCGCCGCGGTGGAAATTTGGGGCAAAAATTCCGTGGATCTTGACGACCTAGACGAATTTAATCTCTATACCGATATCAAAGATAATTACGATTTAGGCTATTATTGGGCGGTTGAATCCGGTTGTTACGACCTCGACAAAATGGGGCATCTATCAAACTATTTTGATTATGAATCATTTGGGCGCGATATAGCAATCGAAGCGGACGGCGGTTTCACTTCATACGGCTTTATAGAGAGGTGCTAACTTGACTATATTCTTTTATATTACATTCGCTATGGTTTCCGCCCTAATGTTTGGGGCGGGGGCGCTCATAGCATATATAGAGGGCTTGAAAGAATTAAATAATAGATATAATAGGAGGACTAAAAACAATGGTAAAAATCCGAAAAAACCAAGCAAGAAAGCTATTTAACGAGGGGCGGGAGCTTATTATAATTCCGTGCAATTGCTCGCCGAATGGCGCGTGGCTAACGGGGTTTAGGATATGCAAGGACAGGCTAGAAAATAGCGACTTTGACCGCCTTATAAATGAATTTGAATATTATAACTGTAATTCGGAATTAGGGCGCTACACTCATTATTATTTAGAGGAGGTGCGCGCTTGATAATCGTTTATATACTTATTGCTATCTTATATATTCCCATTGGTGTTATTTTAGAATTAGCCAAAAAATATAAATAAGGAGGAGTTAGAATGAAACACACAATTAAAACGGCGACGGCTTGCTATACGGGCGGCGGGATTTATATTTATTATGGACAACTTGAAAGCGGGTTATATTTTCGGACTGGTGACGACTTTGGAATGGTTTATATATGCGACGCAAACACTAGCACCGAGGAAGCCGAATATAACGAATTTTATGAGCAGCACACTATAGAAGAACTCACGGGAGAAACCTTCAAAACCTTTTGGAATCAAATACTTTTGCACGTTATCAACGGCAAACCCGCCTTTGACGAATGGAACAACTACCAAAAAAGCGACCTTGAAAGAAGAATAATATAGCACGACCAAAGCCCCGCGCCGTGCGGGGCTAATTTTATTTTATGGAGGATCTAAAAAATGAAAAAATATATTGAATTACATGAAAAGACAAGAAACGCGACTCATTTATTAATTGAATTAAGATATAATTTAGGCGGTTTTAATTACTTTACATATAAGCAAGAACCACGCGGTTATTATCTTAGTGTTAGCCCCGTAACATTGGAGCAAAGGGACGGCTACACGTTAGAGAGCTTTACGGCTTTCACGGGTACAAAATACCTTGTTAAAGAGGTTACACGCAAGAGCGAAAAAGCTGAAAAAGAAGCGGAGCAGCGCGCCCAAGAGATTGAAAAAGCATTGATTAATTTTGTATGCACTCAAAACAATTTAGCAATTCCTACATAGCAAAAACAAACACGCCCCGCGGATCCCGCGGGGCTTTTCTTGTGCCTTTATTCCCTGCTATTATAGCGGGCTTTTTGTTTGCTCTCCGAGGCTCTACAGGGCTATTTTAGGCGCTTTTATATGCCCTTAGTATAGGAATACACGGGGCATATATAACGCGCTTAAAACGGCTATAAATGCGCCCCACAATAGCGCTAAAATATAGGACTTTTGGACTATGAAATGGGACTTTTGACCCACTTTTCATATTTTGAGTGATTTTTTGAGGTATTTTTGCCCCACTTTTTTATGGTGTCCTCTTTCGGCATCTCCAAAAATCTCAAAAGTCGAAAGTCGTGAAAGTCGGAAAGTCGTAAAAGTCGTGAGCATTCTCAAAAGTCGTCAATCTTGTAGAAGGAAAATAAAGATAAAAATATAAATTAACCAAATGATATTCTCCATAGTCCTCAGTCCTCAGGCAATTCGTCATATTTCGCCTCAATAACCTCCACAGGCGTTTCGTTATTCATAGCATTTGGAGTAACGATATATTCCTGAGTATCTTGATAACCAAAGTTGTTTTTGCCAAGGAATATTCCCGATGCGGGATTGATTTTGCCATTAGTCATATAGCTTTCCCATAGAGCTTCGAGAGAGTCGTAAACTCCAATAATAATATCCTTGCACTCTTGCGGTATAGCAACGTTTTTAGATCCTGAGCGAATCTCCCACATTCTGCGACGGTCAAGACCGATAGCAAGTCCCACGGCAGCAACTCCGGGCTTCATATCATGGTCGGCGCAAAGTTGAAAATATTCAAACACTCGTTTTTGCAATTGCTCGGGATCTCGCACGTCTATTTTCGGGAATTGCATAATAGCAAGTGCGAAAGTTGTATATTTATTGTTATCGCCCTCAGGAAATTCGACCGCATTCGGCAGGTCTGTCCTTCTCGGTTTTCGTATAATTTCCGTAGCGGGTTTAGGTGTAGATTTTTTATCTTTTGGCGGTCTTCCTCTACCGCGTTTAGGTGCATCTTTTGTCATAAAATTACCTCCTTAAAAGTTGCAAATGTGCCTGTGTCACCCCCTCAAAACTCCTTATATATATTTATATATTTTTACCCCTTTTTCATATATTTTCTTAAAAAATATTAATAATATAAAAATAACTTGTCACACTGAACACAAAGGGTTAAAAAGTCTTGATATGTAAGAGTTTGAGGGTGTACCAAGTATCTCTAACGATACCTGACATTTTCTTGTCTTAACCTGACAAAAACTCAATTTTTGAGTTGAGAGTGTGTCAAGCCACTGTGCCAACTAAAACTCAAAAGTTCGAGTGATTATTCCGTTAATTCTTACCCGTCTTTCCTCACGAATAAGGTCGCCCATACAGTCACGGAACTTAGGCATAAATCTCTCACGCGAAAGCGGTCTATGTCCCGTATCCTCGCACCAAGATGTATACCAACGGTAAAGATCATCACGAGATACCGTTCCTTGGAATACGCGCTCTCCACAAAATACCGAAACGGGGTTCGATGTTTCCTCGAACTGAGTCATAAGAGTTTGTTGCTCAGGAGTGTCAGTAAAATAGCCGACAGTCATAAGCAATTTGTAACCCTCATAAGCCCAATTGAAAATACCGGGCAGTTCGTCAGAGAGCTTCTTCACGATATTGATATCGCGGGGCTTCTGCCTGCGATTATTAGGATCTGGAGTCTCCACATACTGACACGGAAAGTCGATAAACTGCATACGGCGGTTAAGACCGTTTATGATCTCCGCAGTCGGCAGAGCGTTACAAGCGTAAACGAGCTTACAGCGAGGTATAAAGTCGATGTGATTTAAGCCCTTATAACACGCTTGAACCGATGTGCCGTCGGCTACCTTTAGGAGCCATTCGCGTATCTCACCCTTGGAAAAGTCGCTATTGATATCGGAGCCGATATTCAAGAGAGAGTCCTTCAGGCGTATGCGCTCGAACTCCTTGGCAAGACCTGTGGGTTCAACGTGCGTAACGTTGTTATCACCGAATAACTTTTGAATAAGTTCAAGGTATACGGATTTGCCGTTACCACCGTTGCCTACGAGGATAAATACCTTTTGATGTCGGCAGTCGGAGAAAAGAGTGTAGCCCGCAATAAACTGTAAATTCTCTGCCCTTCTTGGTTCCTCATCCGTTACGTCCTCAATAAACCGCTCCCACTGAGGGCAACGCGCCTCGGGATCATAAGCGTAGTCCATAATAATGGAACAATAGTCGGCTTGCGAAAAGTCGCGGAATCTTCCCGTTTCAATTTCAAGAGTTCCGTTTTGGAATGTAAGCACGGGATTACGGTCGAAGGCAATCTCAGTAACGGAGCGAGATTTCAGTAGATTTTTCACGGCTTTCACGCGGTTATAGGTTGAGAAACGCTTGCCGTATGTATCATCGGCATAGTTCTCTACCATCAAATCGGGCAAGAACTGCCACACTCTACCGTTCCATTCATAAAAGCCGACGTTATTAACATACAGGAGCTGATGTTTCATAATGATTTCATCGGCAACCTGCGACTCACTTGGGGCACTTTCGGCAGCTTTAAGAATGGACTTGAGAATAGCCCCGTTAAAACGTTCTTCAAGTATCGGTTGAAATAGTGCCGATGCAATAGCTGTAGAGTCGGTATAACGGTTAATCGACATAATGAACTCTTTAAGCTCGGTGGCATCGGTGTACTGTGCCGCCATATAGCGCAGTCCGTCCTCGGCAGAGTCGATAAGCGCTTGGAGCGAGCCACCTTGAGTATAATAGTCGTTTACGTCCTTAATTCCTTGCGGTGTATGCGCCACGAGAAACGGAATGCGATTTTGAAAAAGTTTCTTTGCCGTACGCACTGTAAAGCCGTCGCCAGCGTGCGAAATAGCATCGTTATCGAATATGACGAGAACTTTCGAGAACATATGGCAAGCTGAGATAACCTCGGGCCACTGTGTTTTTGAAAAGTTCCCTGTTATCGGCGACAATACCGCATACCCTTCCTTCTCCCACGAAACAGCATCGAAATAGCCCTCAGAGATTACGAGAATATCGGGACTGCGATTGAGAGTTTGCAAGCCCCACGGAATATGCTGATATGATTGACATTCATCATGAGATGCCTTCATATATTTGTTTTCTGCAAACGCACCGCCCGGGAGAGCGCGGGTAGCGTAATATACTACCGCTCCGTTCTTGAAATACGGGAGGAATAATCTCCCCTTGAGGTAGCCGTCGGTAACACGACCAATCATAAGACGGTCGGCATCCTCGGGTGTAAGCCCACGCTCCGAAAGATATTGATAGTCCTCGGGAGTGAGAGATTCGTGGTAAGCTGCGGTGCGGTTGCAAAGTCGCTGTATGTCTTCTTTCCACTGAGTATTAACGTTATCACTTTGAATGCCTAGCTCTTGGGAAAGAGCGCGCACTGCGCGGGAGAGATCCCCGTCATATTCTAACTGAGCAGCAAGGTCGAGAACGTCACCGCCCGTAGCTGTGCCGAAATCGTACCAATACTCATCCTCACAGTAAAACGACGTGGGGTTCTTTGCTCCCGAGCGAAGCGGTGACACGCACCGCCCGCCCGATTTAATATGTATTCCCCGCCTTGATAGATACTCAGGACAGGTAAGCCGCTCTTTGATTTTGCTTATCATAAGTTGTGATCACATCCTTTAACTGCGCGATAATAACGCTTCGTTTGTTTTTATCGGTTAGCTCCGCAGAGATTACGAGATTATGATTCTTGTCATACCGATAAATAATGGCAGATATGTATAAATATTCAATGTTATTGTATATAACAGGAGTGCGATTTTTAAGTGCCTCCTTTGCCTCGGCATTCGTCATAATAACGAATTTGCGATTATGTAGCATAATAGCGTAAGCCAACAAACGAAGTAGGAGAATCTGCTTATTTCGTCGGCAAGCACCATATTATAACCGCCAATGAAAAGCCATAATACAAATGCAATAACTGTAATCATATAAGTACCTCCTTAGCCCTTAATCATCTTGGCTCCACATTTTTCACAGTATGGCGCGAGGTCGTATCTTTCTATGGCTTGCTTAGTATTTCCGTAGCGGATACTGTGGCAAGCGGAACACTTGCAGTTGTTATTCCCTGCATCAAGCCAGTAGGCGAGATGATTGTTGTGCATTGAGACTCTTTCATACATATCTTTGTCAATTTCTACTGTAGAAAAACGATAACCGCACGTTGTGCATTCTCTACGGCGAGTAGTAGAATCCTCGTCAGTCATTACGTCAATTACTCTTGTTTTTTCGCTACATTTAGGGCAAGTCATATTATTTACCTCCATCATTATTAATCTTCGCTAACCGCTACTAAAAATATTCTTTCCGAGAAAGAGCCTTTCTTTTCGGCTTTTTCATTTCTTAGAGCCATAAGATCCTCAAAACTTAGACCTTTATGTTCAGCAAGGGCTATAACAACCTCCAAAATATCCGCGAGTTCTTCCGCGTCCTTGCTCTCGTGATATTCCAAAGTCTCCTCGTCGAGCTTGCGTTCAAGAAATACCTCATATTCTTTATCCGACAAGGCATATGTAATAGCTCGTTTACCACTTTCCTCTATAATCTGAGGTATCTTATCTCTAACTAATTTGCTGTACAACATTAACCATCACCTCTTACTTTCCATTGCCAGCCATATCTCTCAATGACTTGTATATTAGTTACGAGTGCATCTATGCTGATTGTTTCAGTCCAAAAAGACCATTTTTCGCAGGGATTTCTTCTAACAAATAATCTATACATATTCAACCTCCGCAGTCTTACGGCGCTCGCACATGCAATCCTCGCAGTAATAGTCGCCGTCAATATCGTAGTAATCATCACCATCCATTATGTCGGCTCCGCAACCGACGCACTCAGCAAACTTTGGTGGCTCGGGTGCATTGGGACAAGTCGAAGGACAGATATATTTATGACAATACTCGCACATTATTTTTTCCTCCTTGTGCCGAGCAATAAAATCAGGGCAATAGTAGATACAATCCCCATCAAAAATCCAAACCAAAACGGATTAACGTACACTATTTTCACCTCCTAGTACAACGTCGAGGGCTTCGGGGATGGTTGTACACCATCCCGCTATAGCGCCCGAATTTTTCATAGCTTCTATAAACTCCAACTGATCACGTCGGGGCTTTTTGCCGGGCATCTTCACCTCAAGGTAGAATGCCTTGCCGTCGGGACGATGCCCCCAAATATCGCTCTCGCCGGGCTTGCCGATTGATACCCGCCCGCCGTATTTCGTAAAGAAATCTCCGACAGTGTGATTTACCGCATAACAACCTCGCTCACATAGAGCAACAATGATTTTATTTTGCAGTATGGTTTCGGCATTCATATTACAACCTCGCCCTCGAATGTTTCTTACGACCGTTCAAGTAGATAACGGGAGTTTCCTTACTATTCGGCTTGTACGCTCCGTATTCTCCGTAGCTACCGTCATAATCCAAATTACTTGCCGTATTAACGAAAAGTTTTTCTACTATGCCGACCGTGCTATTACGGGGATCGATGCGATAGAATGCCTGTTTCATAATGATAGGCAAATGAGTATGAGAGTGAATATATATGTCAGCGTCAATAATACTCGCAAGATCCGCAAGTCTATTGATTTTACCGCCTTCTTTTCTACCCCCTGCTCCGCTGCCATGCAAGGCATAAATGGAATAGCAGACCTTACGGCGCTGACCGCTTCCGTTAGTTTCTTTTCGGCCGTCAGCTAACTCGCCGAGTCGCACGAACAATAGCGCCGACGTTGCCGTATATCGTTCGGGAATCCCGAGCTGAGTTGCTAACATTGCCGAGAGACTGATGCCGTCATTTCTCCTTGTGCGGTCTTCATGGTTTCCGTGAGTTAGACACAAGCACTTATCGGCTATAGGCGAAAACAATTCCACAGCTCTCGCTAATTGCTCCATAGGGTTGAGGGTTTGTGAATAAACATCGCCTACACTTGTTTTAGTGGCGTTATCAATAATATCGCCATTCAAAATGCAGTAAGCGTTAGGTTTGTTTTTAACGTGTTCTATACGTTGCATAAGCCTTTTGACATCACAGCACATATCTCCCAAGTGTTCATCCGCGAATGTGTGTATTTCTATTTCATCCAAATCGCGGGGGAGATCAATCTTTATAACTTTCATTCGATACCTCCTTTATTCCTTGCATCACATAGAGAGCAGTCGGAAGTGCGATTCCGTTGCCCCACATCTTATATTCAGAACTATCAACGTGTAATTTTTTATACCAAGTCAGCATTTGCGCTTTGGTATATTTTTTGGTTTGTTTGCCATTAATAGCGGCGTGAGTATTTCGCACATCAAGCCAAAACTTATATTCCTCATCCGAAAACTCGGTTTTATGGTTTATATCACCCCAACGGTCTGCAAATCCTTGGAGCCTTGCACACTCGGTAGGTGTAAGCCTGCGGACAATATAGCGGGGTTTTTCTCCCTCAACTACGCATTTTTCCTCATCAACATACTGATTACCAACACCCTTATAGTCCCTTGCGTAGAGGGATCCCACTTTTTCTTGGTATGCTAATCCGTCGGTAGATGCAATAACCACACCGTCATGATGCCCCGGACAGGTTCCATTTGTCAGTGTCTTGGCACATTCCTCTATGAACAAAGCACCCACATCTCGTGAAGCACCGGGATCGAAGCTGTAAGCTACAGCGGGTTCTCCACCGTGAGTACAAGTAAGCGTCGGTGTCATACCCTCACTCACATTCGCTTGTGATTTGCCACCGCCTTGATCCACCACATATACCACACCGTGTACTTCCGTGGCATTGAGAGTATAACTTTTATCAGTTACAAGATAGCCGTCTCCTCTATGAGAAGGTCTTTGCCCGTTGCCTTCAAGGGCTATGGTTTCTTGGCAAATAACTAGCGATGTGTAATCTGTAATCCTATTTTCGTGGTCGCCTGTTATGGTATTAACGGCTTTCCCATCGCCGTTGCCACGAGCATCCCACGTTTTGCAAATCCACGGCTGATTATTACCACTCATTCCTGCCGCAGCAGTAATAGTAGGACAGATACCGTTGTCGGTAATTTCTGCTCCTCCTTGCTGTGTTGCAACTGCAATGGGTTCCATAATCTTAGGTGAACTACCAGTGCTGCCATATCCTCCCGCTGTGAGTGAAGCAACCTTGTCGCCTGTAACCGCTAAGTTATATATATCTGCACCTATCGGTTGCATCACGCAAGGATATCCTTGCCCTGCTTGACCTCCACCAGAGGTTAATGCGGTGTGGCGTTCTAATGATATAAAGGCATCTCCGTTTCCTTTTGTAACGACTCCGTACGCTCCCTCTCTATCATCTGCTCCAACGCCTCTTTCAACATCGGCGGTAGTTGTTTGCCACGGCGTTCTGCCCTGCGTAAAATACCCTCGCAAGCCTTCGCGCTTAAATAATATTTCTCGGGCGCGTTGACCTCCAAAATCTGCGACAAGGTAGATTCTTCTTCGACGTTGGGGGACTCCCCAATATTGAGCATCAAGAACTCGGTAAGCAAGACTCCATCCGTCTCCGCAGTAACTGTCGGCATAAGCCCATCCTTTTTGCGGAACCTTAGGCATAACGGCATTCGGCTCGGAGATTTTGATGATTTCTTCGAGGACGACGCGGAAGTCTTCGCCTTTGTTGCTACTGAATGCGCCGGGAACGTTTTCCCACAATGCAAATCTTGGATATTTTCCATTGGTTTTCTCCCTCATTTCTTTAATAATCCTTACCGCTTCCATAAACAAGCCCGAACGCGTTGTCTCACCATCACCGTGATTTTGGTGCTTCAATCCTGCACGTTTACCCGCTACCGATAAATCCTGACAAGGTGATCCAAAAGTAATAATGTCCACAGGTTCAATTTTCGCGCCGTTTATTTTGCTTATATCGCCCAAGTGCTTCATTTTAGGCAAACGACTTTTCGTTACTGCAATTGGGTATGGCTCAATTTCCGATGCCCATATCGGCTCAATGCCACACAAAGCACCCGCCAGAGGAAAGCCTCCCGAACCGTCAAATAAACTACCTAACTTCATTGTCTACATCTTCCTCTCCTCGACAAATTTCGACAATATGTTCACATAGCAAAATAGGAATCTTGCTTCTTTCCATAGAGTTTTTAAGAGCTTGTGTTCCCGTTCTTGAGCCTCGCGGTGCTGCCTCGTGGCAGGATGCTCCCGGCTTACAAGGCGGCTTGAATCTAGGATTTTTGTGATTTGTCCAAATATCCGTAGGTTTCTGACGATTTTCGCCGTACTGACAATATGTAACGGTGTACCGAGGCAAATCTTTCATAAAGTTCATTGTCCTCAGTCCCGCCCGTGGATTCTCAATAAACCAATATTTCGGGTTAAGCTCTTTGATAAGGTTAATCAAATGTCTATTAACCTCATCACAGCGCTTGGCGTAATCGGAAATCGGTGTTAAATTACCGTTGGGATCCCTGCGCCTATGTCTTGAAATTGCCGCTACCGAATATGTAGTACAATCGGGACTCGCCCAAATAACATCGGGAACACCGCCACAAAGCTCTATAATGTCCTGTGCGGTCAATGTACCTATATCTGCACTGAGCGTTGGATTAAAGTTCTTGTCCCAATCTATTGTGTAAACCTCATGCCCCTTAGCTTCAAAAGCATTAGCGATGGATTTTGTTCCACAAAATAAATCTAATACTTTCATATATGAACTATCACCGTCTCCTTCCTCTTAATACTTGTTGCGCCCAAAAAGCGGGGTTCTTATAGCCCTTGGCTCTGCCTATTGCAAGCAACTCCTCGAACGTTTGCGCTCTACCCTGCTCCATTCGGGCTTTTTTGCGTTCTTGCTCTGCTCTCGCCGCCTCTTCCGCGGTAATGCGGGCAAGCTCAATATCCTTATGCACCTTTATTTCTCTCGGTTTTAGCGCATATTCTGCGCCACAGTAAGGACACACGGGAGCAGTCTTGAAGACTTTGTAACACTTTTCACAAGTGCGAATATAAAAATCTCCCTCAGAATTAATCTTAGGTTTCTTTTTCACTGACTCCGTGAGACTCCACTCTACGTCTGCATCGGGGAGAGGATTCCGTGTATAGTTGCCGACGCAATCTATAATGATTGCCGTTTTCCCCTCCTGATACCTCATACAGCGCATTGCCTGTTGCCAGTAGAGCGCGTGGCTCTCAGTCGGTCTCAGGAGCAAACAACAGCTTACGTCGTCAATGGATACGCCCTCGCTTATAATGCCGACGTTGCACAGCACCATAATCTTCCCGTCACGAAAATCACTCATTATTCGTGACCGAGTTTTCGGTGGAGTGCTACCGTCTATCTCAACGGCGGGATACCCTGCTTTGAAAAACATCTCTGCCGTTTCCTTAGCGTGTTTTACTGATACACAGTAAGCTATCGTTTTTTGCCCCTTTGCTAACCTCTCCCAACTTTTAAGAACGTCGGAGTATATTGCCCTGTCGCTCATAAGTTGCTCAAGATCCTTGATAACGTAGTCGCCCATTTGCACCCTCAGTCCGTCCGTATCTACGGCGGTGGGAGCGTAGTACTCATAAGGTGCTAGGCGCTTGTTATCAATGAGCCACTTTACAGAAACCCCTGTTACGAGTTCATCGTAGATGTCACCGAGGGGCTTACCGTCAAGCCGTATTGGAGTGGCGGTAAAGCCTACGGTGTATGTATTGTAATAATCAAGGACTTTCATCCACGAGTTTGACCTACTGAGATGCGCCTCATCGGTGATAATTAAGGAGGGCTTTTCATACTGACCGAGCCTGTTTGCCTCGGTGAGTATCATCTCTATACGAGCGTTTATGCCGTTATCGGCAAATAAGCGCCCCGTTTGCTCCTTTAATTCTTGCCGATGGGTTAATACAAGCACGTTTCCCTTCGCTTGCTCTGCCATTTTTGCGAATATGTAGGACTTGCCTCCACCGCAGCCGACAGTAACAAGCACTCTCTTTTTGCCATTACGAAAAGCGTCTTGCGTCTTACTGTATAAATCCTGTTGGTAATCTCGTAGTATGATAGCCATATCAGAATGGAAGGTCGTCCTCTTGAACGTTCACGGGTTCCATATTTACGCTTGTAGGAGCCGTTGCAGTTGCCGTACTGAACTTAGCTTCAGGGAGCTTGTCCTGATTCTTGCGATTGAGGCAGAATGCCACTTTCGCGCTTTGGGAGCCGTTGTATTCCTCGTGTTTAACGCGAACACCGCCGACCTTGCCAATCCAGTTGCGATAGTGGGAAAGGTCGTAATCGGTAATGCCAAAGGACTCGAAAAACGTTCCTATACGCTGATTTGTTTTCTTAGTGTCAGCGGGGTCAAGTACAAGGTAGAACCACAAGCTACCGCCGTGTCCTGATACCTCAAGAGTAATTTCAAAGCCGTTATTTCCCGACTTGAATGTTTTTTGCTCTACGCCTGTAATTCTTGCGCGGTGATCTCCCGCTGGAATGATAGTAAATTCCTTTGCTTCGTATTCGTTGGGGTTAAAAATCCATGCCATAATTAATTCCTCCTATTATTTTTTTGAAATTGTAAATATATCTTCCGGCATACAGTTCTTTCTGCACGCTATCTGATCTTTTGCCATAAGGGTAGGTGTACCCTCGGTAACGTAATACCAGCGCTTATTGCCGTCTTTATCGTTGGCGGTGCTGATATATGCCACAACGTTCATAAGACCGCACACGTTATCGAGAATCTTTGCGGGGATTTTCGGTTGTAAGCGTGTCTTGATTTCTCCGTTCGGGAGAGTAACCTCGATATTGTCGCTCCAAGCGGTGAAAATGGTGTTGCAGTCGAGAGTTGTGCTTTCGCGCGACAGGCGCTTGAGGCTTTGATATACGAGCTGATATGCTTGCCTGAAATCGCGAAACTTACCGCTATCGTCAAGCTCCAATAACCACATATCTATAAGGTCGGATAGGTTATCGAGAATGATATTGTCGTATTTTTGGCTCTCATAGCCGTTGCGGTAAGCGTCAACAAATTCCTTGACGGTGCTTACGTTGATAATTTCGAGGTTGGGCCTATCGAAGTTTTGTAGTACGATACTGCTATTGTCCGTGCAAATTAAGAGATTCTTACCTCTCTTTGGGGCTTTTACGAGGGTGGAGTTGCACGTCTTTCCACCACCGCTTTGACAGTAAATTAGTGCGTTTGACATTTTGAAACCTTCCTTTCTTTATATATCGCCTTTCATAGCTTTTATCTGCGCGGTACTCATACCGAACAAATCTGTGTCCATGGGTTCCGTGATAACCTTGGTACGGGTGCAGTAGTCGCATCCGTAATCCTCACAGCGCTCCGCTTCGAGCTGACCTGTCTTAATATTCTGAAACCTTACGATATGCTTTCGCACAAGGTCGAGAGCTTCGTCCATATTCCATTGAGATATCTCACCGACTGCAAGGTGTGCGGGATTTTCTTTCGTTGCCACCACGAACATAAACGGTAATTTATCGCCTGTATTCTGTCTTACTATTTCCTGATACACGGCAGCTTGCAAATCATAGCCCCAATATTTCACCATCGGTTGAAAGAGATTCGGGGAGCGTAGGCTCGCCATATACTTCAGGTCGGCGATATATTCACCCTTTTTGTAGCTATCCATCTTAATCTTAAAAAGTACCCCTTCAATTTCTCCCGTCATAATAACTTGGTGTTTACCTGCAAGGTATTTCATCATAAGTGGTTGCTTCTTAATTCTTTCAATGGTCTCGGCCGCCTGACTAACATCAGCGTAATAGTCGCCGTTTTTCTTAAATAGGTCGCTATGATTTTCCTCAAGGAACGCCATTTGTGATTCTCTCGTTCCCGTCAGCATTTCATCGACGTAGGATCCTAAGAGTAATGCTCTTGAGGACTCCTGCTCATATTCACCTCGGATTTTCGCAAGCGCCATTGCCGGGCATTTCATAAAATCCTTGAACTGAGAAACACTGAAATATTCGAGACTCGCTTTCTTTCCATAATAATTAGCTTGCGTTAGTTTCATTTTCATCCTCTAAATTATCGTATTTTCTTAATATTCTTCCTACCGACGACATTATCTGTTGTTCCCTCCTTTGCCTCTCTGTGTCAGACAATATAGGGCGAAATGTTCGCACTGTGACGTTGCCATACTTAAATATCTTGCAACGATAGCCCGGACGTTCAGGCAATTCAATCCAACCATCCAAATCGTTCATTGTTGCTCCTTCCTTGCTTTGTGCAACCTTGCACATTGTAGTGTAAAAAAATTAGCGAGCAAGTTTCTCGGCCTCTCATTGTGCAACCTTGCACATTATGGTCTAAAAAAATAACGAATAATTTCCTCATTAGACAATCCTAATAGCGCTGATGCCCTTTCTACTTCTGCTCTCATCCAGTCGCTCTTTCCGTTTAACTTTTGAGTCAAAGTCCCCTGAGATATGTTCATATCTTTAGCGAAATCTTCGAGACGATGATAAATGCTGCGAATTTTTAGTCTTAGATCGGAATAATCTTGCTTCACGAAATTACCTCCTTTCTCGCTTATAATGTGCAATCTTGCACATCTTTCGAGATCATTATAGCGAGATAATTTTTGCTTGTCAATACTTTTTCGTGAATTTTTGCAAAATTTTTTCAAAACCTATTGCATTTTTGCACGAATTATGGTATAATGTAGTAGAATTTGAAGGAGGTGAGATTACATGAGCAATATTAAAAGAGTATCCACAAGTGCAATTCGTATAAAAGAGGCAATGGAGCGTGTAGGCAAGAAGCAAATTGACTTAGCAAACGAGACAGGACTCAGCCATAGCACTATAAGTAGATATATCTCCGGTGCTGTAGAGCCTCGCCAAAAGGCCGCATACCTCTTGGCGAAATCCTTAAACGTCTCCGAAACATGGCTATGGGGCTATGATGTACCAATGGAGCGCTCGTCTATGCAAATTAAAAACGAGGAACTGCTACAATTAGTTCATCTTATGAAGGCAGACGAACAGTTTTTTGATATGGTTGAAACGCTCGCACAGCTTGACGCTGAGAAGCGCCAAACTATCAAGACTGTAATGGATGCGTTACTAATAAGCGGAAAATAACTTCTAATAAGAGTATATCATCACAGGTTTGAACCATTCCAATAATATCTTTGATGTATTCGTCTTTCATGTGGGGAGGCTCCTTTCAATCGGGGACAACGTGATTCGTGTTTTTGTTTTCTAAAAATATTATAAATACAAAGAAATACAAAAACAATGGTAATTCTTGCATTTGTGCGATTTGTCGCATAAATGCGAATAAATGAATCAAGGGTGACAATATTGACTATAGGAAAACAAATTAGAAAAAGACGAAAAGAATTAAAAATGAGCGTTGATGAATTGGCGAAAAGAATTGGTAAGGATCGCTCAACTATTTATAGATATGAGAACGGTGAAATCGAAAATCTCTCGCTTGAATTGTTATGCCCTTTGGCTGATGCATTGGAAACAACACCTCAAGCACTGTTATCAAGCATCGTTACCTCAAACGAGTGGCTTTCAAAACGCGCCGAAGAGTGGTTTGATGCAACAGGTAGATATGAATTTAGCGATGAGGAAGTAAAATTATTTCACGAAATGGCTAAATATCTGATGCAAAATCGCAATAGTGAGGATTATAAGGCAAATCTAAAATTCCTTTTTACACTATTTAAGCAACTAAACAAGTGAGATGGATGACCAAAACACACTACAACATAGTAAAAACAAAAAAACATTAAATAAAATAAATATGAACGAAGGGGAATTTACAATGGCAGAATACCTATCACATTTGATGTATCTTCGTAAATCTAGGCAAGACGACCCTAATGAAACAGTTGAGGAGGTTCTTGCCAAGCACGAAAACATCCTACAGGAATATGCTATGCGCGAATTGGGTGGCAAAATTCCAGAAGACCATATTTATAGAGAGGTTGTCAGCGGTGAGTCCATTGACGACCGAGAGGAAATCAAAAGGGTTCTCTCCCGCATTGAGGATCCAACTATAAAAGGCGTGTTGGTCATTGAACCATCCAGACTTTCGCGCGGCGACCTCATCGACTGCGGAAGGCTTATCAATGAGTTCCGTTATACGAGAACTCTTGTAGTTACTCCATATATGACTTACGACCTCGAAGACAAAATGGAGCGCAAGTTCTTCCAAGACGAACTCTTGAGAGGTCGAGATTACTTAGAATATACCAAGGAAATACTCCGTAGAGGTCGCGAGGCAGCGGTAAAGCGCGGATGCTATATCGGCAACATACCTCCATACGGTTACAATAAAATAAAAATAGGAAAAGACCATACTCTTGAACCTAATGAAAATGCCGATATTGTGCGTATGATATTCCATTGGTACGCTAATGAAGGAATAGTGGTCAATGCAATAGCCAAAAAGCTCAATGAAATGAATATTCCCTCCCCTGACGGTAAGAAGTGGCACAGAGAGGTAATAACTCGCACCATACGTAATCCTCATTACATTGGCAAGGTAGTATATAATCGTCGTCCGAAAACAACCGTTATTGAGAACGGAGAACTAAAAAGGACTAGAAAATTAAAGCCATTAGAAGAATGCATCCTTGTAGAGGGAAAACAAGATCCCATTATTGATATGGAAACTTGGAATAAGGCACAGGAAATAATCAAAAACGCGCCGAAAGTTCACAGTAATAAAGAACTCTCAAATCCTCTTGCCGGAATAATGCGTTGCAGTCAATGTGGGTACATGATGGAACAAAGACGTGGCAGAAATGATACGAGATATTATTGCGGAAATAGACACGATAAGAAGTGCTTCAAATCCGTTAAGATTGAATATGTCATGGACGCGGTGTACTTAGCCTTGAAAGAAGGAGAACTTCCAAAATTGCAAGAAAAGGTTGCTAATGGCGACGGAGACGCAAGAAAAATACAACAGCGCCTCATCACAAAATTGGAAAAACAAATGAGTGAATACCGCGACCAAGAGGACGAGCAATACGAACTCTTGGAAAGAAAGAAATACACTCAGGAACTGTTTGACCGTCGTAATGGCGCGTTGAGAAAAAAGATGGAAGAATGCGAAAGACAGCTATATCTTGCAAAGTCTTCGTTACCTAAATCTGTGGACTATGCGGAACGCCTTGTCAAATTGGAGACAGCTATTGAAGCACTGAAAAATGATAAAATGAGCGTCAATGATGTTAATGCTACTCTCAAAAAAATCATTGAAAGAATTGATTTCACAGGCACTCCCTCTCAAGGTCGTTATGGCCCGAGAAACGGAGACAAGATACAATTGGACGTAACTTTACGCCTCTAATTTTTATGCTTTTTTAATACATCATAGCACGCCTACTTCGT